GCGGTTCTCTTCCATCCCTCCGATACATAACCAGGGTAGGTCTGAGCCATAACCTCGACTCTAGTGACCCAGGATCTCAGGTTGGTCACCACCTGCTCCTGAAACATCTTCTCCAGACGCGAGGCACCGCTCTTGAACCGCTTCTTCACCTCAGCAGGAAGAAAAAGTCTCATCTGTCTACCAGCATCAGCAGGCTTGATACCGTCGAAGTAGGTCACCAGGGCCAGGTTCTGCTCGGTCATCTCTTGTAGAGCGTAGTGAGCGACCAGTTCAGCGTCTTGTCTAATGCCGTCCAGAACCTCACTAAGGTTCAGAGGTCCACCGTTCTTGTCAAACGCAGCATACGGCACCCTTGGGTATGTGCGTGAAATGACAGAATTAGATGGCATACGGTGAGCCTCCTCTCAATAACTTGACTGAGTAAAGGTATAGATGTATTATAACACAAGATCGTTGTGTATTACTAGTACATATCAAGATAAGGTAACAAAGGCGGACTACAGTAGAATAGACACTTGTCAAGGCAGCAGGTGGAACTCTTGTTGAAAGTCCCAGTGGTGACGGAATGCTTCTACAATTGAGTACAGGAGATTACAGGTTTAAGGTTGTGTATGATGACGATGCTGTTTTTCAAAGTGTCTTGATTCGTACAGGTAAGCGTATGTGAATCTGTTTCACCATTGACAATTTCTGTAACTCCCGAACTCGAAATTCCTTACGTAGTTGTAGCTTCCCCAGATTACGTTGTTTGAGAATTCATTCCAGGATAAAGATCCGTCTGATTCTAGAGACAACTTGAACCATCTTATATCCATCTTGTATATCTTTTGTTTTGTATCCCTTACAGATTGTTGGTATGGAGTGAGATTTGAGTCAGAGTTAATGTCATACCTGAAATTTTTCTCATATGGTCGAACAAAAAGAACCACCTTAGTGGATCCATTACAGATAGAGTACGCTCTAGGATTTGCAAAGAATGTGGTCGTTCCAGTTTCACTGGGTGGGTACACTGGATCAACTATTCCATCCATCCTTTCAGCAAATCTGTTAGCAACGCTTAGAGCAATCTCTTCAGATTTTCGCCTCATGTCCTCAACGAATGTATGAGTGTCAATAGGCTCTGGTTCTGGTGGCTCAGCATGACTATTCTCTGAGTTATTAACAGAACTACTGTCGTTGTCAACAGTGTCCCGAGAATCGTCTTCTGTGGTCTCGTTTTGCTTTCTTCTGTTAAAGAATCCCATATTTTCAATTTCATCTATCTTTTAGCGCGAACAGACAATCTGATTTTATGTACATGATTTATTTCCATATTCAGTCAAAGTGTCAAATGAGACATTGACCCAACTTTCTGGCTGGAACCAGCGTTCTTCTACTACACCATCGTTTATCACTGGTGCAGAGAACTGGATCATACTGGACGAAATCAATACCTCCTCGTCTTTAGGAAGAATGATCATACTGCAACCATCCCGATACAGAGGATGACTACTGATGAACTTCTGGCAATCCTCAACAGAGTCAAACACTAGTGGATCTGCTTTACCAAGATTAGGATGTCCGATAGTGGAGTGAGTCTTATCCATCATTCTGTCAGCAAACAACCACCAATTTGAAACATCTTCATCTTTTCTAGCATAAACAGCATAGTCAGGATTGAATGAAACATTCTTCCAGTGATTGCTATTGGTTGGCATAAGATTGATTCCATTGAAGCCAGAGCAGTTCCTTATAGTACGGATGAGTAGATCCCAGACGTCCTGCTCAGTGTACTCGCAGTAACTTGCTTCACCAAGGTAATCTGCAATCATGCTGGACAGAAACATTGAGTTGCATGAGCACCAGTCCAGATTAATTTTCTGAGATCCGTTTTCATCTGTAAATCTTTCAGCAACAGCGAAAACACCAATCATTGACATAAATAAACTTTCTTTTTGATTTTCTGAGTTTCAAGCAAATGAAATACTCTTGCTGCAAGTTGTGTGAAATCCTGTACTCTTCTCTACATACCTAGCAGTGCGGTAGATCGCATTGTTCACAAACTCTGATGCAAGAGATGTAGAGGTGCTTTCTGTAATGCATGACATCTGAACACTCACATATGGGTTACTATACTCATACCCGTCAGAAGAATGACTGAAAAACCGAGAGGTGATTTCAGAGTTGTCAGCAATTCGACTGCGAGTCTTGTCGCTCTCAAACGGATACAACAGTTTGATTAAATGGTTGCTTGCCATCCGAGTGATGTTTGACAGGTCTGATTCCTGTACACCATCTACCTTAAAAACAATGTCATGACTGAACTCTTTCAGTGGTAGTGACTCAATTCCAAACAGATTTAACGGCCAGTGAGAGAAGTGTCCATCAATCAGAAGGTGGTTGCTTGAATCGGCATCAGATGCATCCACCTTAAACTTGCATGTTCTGTCATTCTTGATGATTTGCAGGTTCATGCTCTCAATAACAAATGACTTGTCAGGAACCTCTACATTATGGACATGCGCTAGTTCTGATGGAAGAATGATTTTGGTGCTGTCGTTGTCAAGGTTTAGATCATTGACAGAGAGAACAATGTCCTGTCTGGTTCTGATACTCTCGCCATTGACGTTGACAGAGTTAGATCCAAGGATATGGTATCCAGTGACTTTTCTCATCATCAGGGGTGCTAGATGATGTTTTAGGTACCATACTGATAGTCCGAAGTTATTATCTTGTGTCATTAATGATCACCTCTTGTCTAAGGTTAGGGGCATTTGGGCGTTGATGGTTACAGGCACACTCTGTGCCATCAATAAGTCATGAGCACTTCTGTGAACATTGTCTCACACGTCAGTGAGTATGGCAACCCCACTCGTTGAATACGGACAGATAGATAGCAGATCGTCTGTACACTGGAGGCGACATTTTGTCTTGTCATTCAGTAACTGCAACCAAGATTCCTAATCTCAAGGTTGATACCTATCTCGTTCTTAACTCTGTGTGCAATCCTGTTCGCAATGTCCTCATTGATGCTACCGGCATGTACAGCACTGGCTGCACTGATCTGGTAGACGAGTTCAACAGCACCAAAAGATGGGAGAACACGTACTGATGCCTTGTACGAGTAGTCAGAATAGCGCCTACAAGCCTCTGTGTGTCCCTTGAATCCACTTCCTATGTCATCACAGGTGAACGGGTTGACAAGGCTCTCAGCAACGCTCTGGACAGTGCCAGCAAGAGCACGCAGGTCAATCTCAGACGAACCTGCCTCTGTGCTCGTCTCTACTGGCTTCAGAACAGCGCTGACGGAGAACGTCTTGGTGACTAGCCCTGGAGCGATTAAACCAAGGTTGTTGACATGGTTCTCACGGATTTCTCCAATAAACCAGGCAGCAGAAATACCCTCGTTGTTAACCAGATCGAAACGAACGCTCTCTTTGCCGTTTGGGTCCATCTTGTGGGAGATGTTGATGTGGTCAATGAGAACAGGTCGGTCGTCAACCTGAGCGTTGTCAATTCTCATGACATCAATTGGAAGTTTCACCTCAACAGGGAAGAAGTTGTCTTCCTCATGTGCTGACAGGGTGAAGTCGTATTGTGTGACAAGGTACTCTCCATTGACTAAAATAAGATCCTTCGGAGAGATGCTTACTCCGTTAAGGACTCGTCCAACAAGTGGCGAAAGCAGTGAACTGATGTAGTAGATGACACTATTCTTGTAACCATTCATCTTAAACTCCTGTCGTGTTTTTCTGGTCATGTGTTAAAAATAGAAGAGCGATTGTTTGCGCGTGATTAACTTAAGATAAAGAACTTCTTCTCAAACTTGTTGTAGGTGCTGGATTGGTCGGCGCCCATAGAAGACTTGGCACCATACTCCTTTCCATAGTACCTGGAATCCAGCATTTTGACAGCAGTTGCCACTCCAAAGCTCTTGGGTGACGTTGGAAGGATGATCTTGCTGAGAGTGCTGAAAGTTGTCTCACGAATTAATTTGCCGTCACCGAGAAAAGAAATCTTCTCCTTGGCGTAATGCATGAATTCACCATCCATGTCAGCAGCCTTACGTCGATACTTACCAATAGTCTTTGCTGACGACTTGTTGTTCTCACCATTGTTGATCATGTCGTCAATGACAGCAGATGCAGCATACAGGCACTTTGCTTTGTCTCGATTGTGCTTAATCCTTCGACGAATATGACTGACTACCTGTTTGCTGTTGACGTCAGGATTCTTATTGCTCTCCTGAATTTCACGTTCAAGTTCCCTGATTCTGACAATGTGATCATAAGCACATGATCGAAGGAATTGAGCGCCTTTACGAGTAATGTTCTTACGAATAACAAAACGTGCAGGAGAAACGCTTTGCGCATTTTTGCTGCTCTTGGTACTCTCCTTCAGCATTAGTTTGATCCACCCTTGCTATCAGGCGTGATTTTCTTGTCAGACATCTCGGCAACACTACAAATGTTATCCTTTGAGGAAACAGAGTCGCCAGTAGTTTGTGTGTCGCAGGTCATCTTGACGTACTTGTTCAGAAGGCGCCTGTTTTCATCATAGTCATCATTATAAATCCTGGTTCCATCGATGTTGATGAAATGCTCATAGACTTCACCATCGTATCCAGTACTGACAACATTTCCATAGATGGTGTATGTGGTTCCTGGATCATCAATTAGAAGCATACCAGATACAGCAGCACACAACATGAAGATACAAACAGCAGTGGTAACCTTGTCACTGTAATCATCCAGATTAATCCTGTGATAGACGAGTGACGCTATGTATGCAACCGCTCCAAAAGCAACCACAGCGAAAACTCCTGCCGCTATGTAGTAAGTATGTGAGAAGTGGTTGTTCACTGACGTGACATGCGCTGTTGTTGCAACCATGGCCTGAAGCATAGTGCAATGCTCCTTTCTTGATAGTGATGACACTTGTGTTCTATTCACTATACATGAGAACAGGTTGCACGGGAACCAGAATCGGTGTCGCCTTGGTCACACGAGTTGGTGCAGGTGGATGATCGTATGTTACCCTCTGGTTCAGAGTTGGTGTGATCTGTACTTGTTGCTTGACATGCGCTACAATTCACCAAGAACGTCGCTGTCAGAACAGATCAGACCATAAGCATGGTGGTTGTGTTCTGTGTCATGTATTGCACAAGGGGAGGAGTTTGAGTGTGTCAGTTGTCAAAGCGGGGAATTACTGAGAGTTCAAGCACTTGGTTCAAGGGTGTTTGCAACAGGAAGATGGTTGCGACTGGTGAAGCCATGCTATGTGGCCTGGATGCCTTCTCATGGATTATTCATCCTGTCGGCAGTCACGTTTTTCTGAGCATAAGTGTTTTAAAAGAGAAGTCGTATAAAAGTAGCGATAGTTACTTTCTTCTTGAGTATGCAGATAGTGCTCATGCAGGTTCTTTATTGAGTGCAATTGAGAAGACTATTCAGCAATCTCTTGTTAAAACCATCAAAGATATGGCGACAAGAAAAGAGATTCCTGTCAGTGAGAAGAGGTTATTGTGTTCTCTCGTCTTGTTTGATCGTAAAAGTGTAAGTGAGTGGCAGATTGTATTCCTAATCTCCAGGGACCAGAAAGAACATGATGACATACTCAGAGCGCTTAACAACGCAGGAATTGAAAGCATCACCTACATCGCTAGATTCATGGATGCCGAATATACTCCTAAGTTGGTAAGAGAAGATTCTTATATAGAGATTGTCAACCATCAGGATCTTTATAACGCAAAGTGCTGCGATCATAATATATACACATTTGGTGATTCTTGTAAGTTCATAACACTTGAACCAAGACTCATCAACCTTGTTGAGAGAATGGTGAAGGAAGCAGGTAGAGCAGATGACTGATAATTTTGCTGAGTATGTTCTGTGCATGAATTCTTTTCTCAATCATTATAGGGGATTTTCCAAAACAGGGATAGGATATAAGTTGCCTGTGTTTCATGAGAGTTCGGAACCATGTACTTTTTTACACGTTGATGATGGTATGAACAGGATTGTTGTCAGTTACTCCAAGTATGGCAGTTTGTTTATAGCAAATGCCTCCTGGGTGAGAAGTGGTGAGGGGTTTGTTGTTCCTGAAGATAGTGTGTTAGTACAAGGTGAAAGTTTACTGGATTATGGATTTTATTCCTATGTTGAGTTCATGATGAGAAGAGTTACTGAAAAGGTTCTCGCTAGAAACAAGTTCACAGATAGTAGCAAAATTGCAAGTCAGGAAGAGCAGTGCTTTAGTCTGCTCTCCTTGGTCAGTGTTGTGCAGAATATAGAGAATCCTTACGAGTGGAATTTTCTGGTAGTTTTTACTGACTCAGAGGACAAGGTTGCAGTCAAGAACTTTGTGAACTCTGTGAATACGCTTACTGGAATGCATGGCGCCACTCCTGTTTCGATGGTGAATCCCTATGAGAACGTATCGAGGACATGTAGCACATTAAGGTCGTCTTGTAGTACAGAAGATCTTGTCAGTGCTGGGTTTGTCGTCAATGAAAGCACAATTAGTCAGGATTCTCTCAGTGAGAGGCCAGAGTTTCATTCTATTGTCAAGGACTGGTTCTTAAGGATCAATAGCCTTGATTTTGATTTACAGCATTGATAACTCATATAAGAAAAAGATTCAAAGATGACTGCAGACAACAATATGTTTGATGTATCAGAGTGGTTCAGAGGTTCTGTTAACAAGAAGATGATTCTTCCTAACAATGAGTCAATGTTTGGTGGCATTGACTACTGGATTAGCAGACCTGTTTCCAATGAAAACATTGTGATAGAGATGTCTTTTTCTATGGGCCATCAGTCATTGGAAACAGACGATCTGTTATTGTTGTTTGAAGGATTCAAATACGACTACGAAAAGATGATCAGAACTGCTTTCAGAAATGAAAACGACTCCATGAACTTACGTAGTCATGAGTTTTCTGGTGTTGTTTTTATGACCCCAATTGGTTTGCATGGTATGAGAACAACTTTGTTCAAGGGTACATATAGAACAACATGGAAAGCATCTGTACTGGTGTCAAAAAGCCATGAAAATTTATCAGAGATTGTTGAGGTAATCTGTAGTGCTGGATGCCAGGTTCCATTAACATTCATCTATAATGCACTTGACGTTTTTACAGATAGTAAGCATTACTATACTCATATGATGGAAGAGTATGGTAAAGAATACATGATGAATTTAGGTATTGTGTGTGACAGGTATGCGTCTTTCAGAAGGTGGAACTATTTCGCCTTGCCTGAGTTTGATTTTCAGAATGGACTAGGATACGACAAGTGGTTCACTAGAAACATCCATACAATGGCTGAAAAGATTGAGAAAAAGTGGATTGAAGAATGGACAAGATAAAGCAAACCCGCCTGATTAGTAACTTCAGGCGGGTTGTTCTTCTTGAAGCAGGTTCTTGTTGTAATCTCAGAACTCTGCTCTACCGCATTTGAGGTGCTGGACAAAAGGAAAGATTGTCATGATGATGGTACATGCAATCATCCCAGCAGCGATTCCATCTCTAAGAAATGGTCCAACAAGGAAGAGTAGATTTCCAGAGACAGGAATTGTTATAAGTGTTGCCATCATGATAGTGAAGAATCCAAACTTGTAGATGTTCAGGATAGCGGGACCATTGAACTCCTCATCTGCAGGAATTCTGTTTTCTAGTCGCGCTCTGATTCTTTCGACAACCACAATGACGCCAGACCATATCATCAGAACAAAGAATGCTCCCAGTACGCTTAATGCGTAAGATGTAAGTGTTGCCAGCATTGTTGTCACCAAGTTTCTTATAGTTGGCTCAAGTTATTATTACTGAATAAGTATATCTACAGATTAGAAAGATGCCTGCTGATCTGACTGGTTCTCAGTGTCCCATAAATCTTCATCAATCGTGCTCTTGCTACCTAACTTCTTCTTGAGTTGTTCATCTTCCTGCACCATTGCGTCAAAAGCATCAGAAAGGTCTACAAGTTCCTGATCTTCTGTCGTTGTGTCAGCAGGTGTGGTGTCTGGACTCTCAGTACGTGATGTAGTTCTGGATTGCTGCCACTGAGCAACCAGATCTTTCACCTCAGCATCCTTGATGGCGTCAATCTTTTCATTTGCCTTGGAGCGCAAAGCAGACGTTTCCTCAGATGCCTTGTTCAGTTTGTCAATAACCATAAGTACAGCATCCTTGTAGAGGTCTTTGGCGCCTTCTCCTTGCCTGGATACTGACTCGATGGCCTTCCTGATAGAGTCATTGCGCACAACTTTACGAACATCCTGATAGAGATCTGCGACCTGCTTGTCAAAAGATTTGCCCAACTGGTACTCTCGACTGCTTTTCGGATAGCCATCAAGAATCTGTTCCCAGTCATTAAGGTACATTCTGTAGATTCTTCTGTACATAGTGTACGCTTGATTCAGTTCAGGAATCTGGGAAAGATACGACCACTCGCTCTTGTTGAAGATGGGGTTATTGTTGTAATCAACCCACTTATTAAATTCGTTGTTTTTGTGGTATTGTGTTAAGGCATTTGATGAAGTATTTTTCTTGCCTTTGTCAAGTTGTTTGTGACAATATGGGCACTCCTTCTTGCTTCTTCCAGAAAGATGATCCCAGAGAGAAAGTGCGCCAATAACTCCAAAGATGAATATGAGCCAAAGAATCACTGGGCGTCTTCTCTCTCGTCTGTATTTGTGTGATCCTCTTGTTGATTCTGCTTGTCTGCACTATTAATAATTAATTTGATAGAAACTAGCACACCCAGGACTGACAACAACATAATAGTGTTCTCAACTTCCAAGAGAACGATGACAAGTAATCCAATAGTTGAGCAGAGAATCAGCCAGAACACTACTGACAGGATGACTATGGATAGCAAGCAATTTCTTGTGTAGTTTTTAGGTGCTTTTGTGTCATTATCTCTAACAGCAAGCAGGATTTTCTCGTAGTTCTCTGACTTACCTCCCTTAGGAGTTTTTCTGAAAATCGGAGGAGAGTCAATAACTGGTTTGCGTCCTGTGATAGTGGATCCAATTTGGTCAATTGAGAAGACAACAATAGGAGTAATGAAGTAGTAGGTCAGTTCTGCCAAAAGGAACAGAATATAACCGAGCGCTATAATTGAAAACATTGAAATCGTAACGTGTGCGCTTGCTTCTGGGTTTGCTATAACGAGTGTTGGGTCTATACTTGATGTAACCGATGTCATGAATTCCTCCAGGCCATACTCGGGTTGTTTTTACTTACATGATAACAACTTCTGTGTAAGCATTAGATGGATGACTTGATAGTGCAACTAAAATCACCAAACATCACTGAGCAATGTTAAGTTGCATTCATCGTTACTTAACTGACTCTTGTCTTCTTCTGTGGACTCAGATAGTGCTTTCTGACAGAGTGCTTCAAGGTTTTCTGTCAGACGCTGTGTTGCAGAAGTTCTTGATTGCAGTAGATCTTTTAACCTATACTGAAGAGCAGGATTTTCTTCAAATAGGATTATTCTTTCATAAAAAAGACTGACTGAACCACCATCATAGTATCTTTGTACTTTTAAAAAGTGCTCTTCAATTTGTTGATCGGCGTCTCTGACAATCTGTTTGATTGGTTCAGGCAGTTGTGAAAAGATAGATTCATGACTGGTATTAGCAGTGTCTGAATCAGTACTCTTACTATCAGAGTACTGGTCAATCACCTTCTGCTTGGTGTCACACCAGTCTATTAGTGATTTTCTGTACCTGTGTGCATTTTGAGTGAGGTGTTTGTTTCTAATTCTGCTGACATTACACACATTATCAAGTGGAATTGCCTCACCATTATTCAGACAGACGAGAGTTTGAAAGAATCTCGGGAAGAAGGTTCTTTCGTAGTCAACATAGATGAAAGAGCGAACTATATACATGCTATTCTTCCTATAGAATCCTACGCAACAGAAGAACATGACATCAATTGATCAGAGTCTTCTTCGTCAGCGTATTCATCTTTCTCATCCCAGAGAGGACTAGAGAACTCGTTGAACACATTAGAGAGATCGTTCTGTTCTGCTACAGACTGACCATCTTCTGCTCTGTTATTGTCATTATTACTGGTGTTGACATCGCCTTTATCTTTTTCGTTTGAAGCAGAAGAGCCAGAGGTGCTTTCACTGATGCTGACACCATTCTCCCAGTTGTCAACAATTCTGTCGATCTCAATACTCTCGTCTTCAAGGGCTTTATCAAGAATCTCTTTGGCTTGAAGTTTTAGATTATTGGTCTTGTCGGTAGCGTTCTCAAGCACTGCCTTCATCATGTCATATGCTCTATGGTCTGACTCTGTGCAGTCCTGTTCGTTGATGACACGAGTCAAAGATCTACGTACAGTAGGGTTGACAACATACTCTCGAAGATTCTGGTAAATCTGATCCGCTTCCTGACAGATGGACTCAATCTCGTCAGAGACAATATGCAGGGAGTCCTTGTTGCGTGATACAAATGAGCAGAACTCAATCAACTCGTCAACATACTCTTCTACATACTCAGAAATACGTCCTTTACATAGGTACTTCCATTCTCTTCTCTTCAAGCGATGTGCTTTCTTAAGAACACCCGTAGTACTGATTCCAAGAAGAAGACTGAATTTGACTGTTCTGATTAAATTATCAAGACGGTCATTGAAGATGAAATCACGTATTATAAAACTAATAGTACAAAAAGCAAACAGGAAAACGATCGGTATCATATAACATCACCACTCATCTGTCTGGCTTGATCTGTTGTCCATCTCTGCCGTCTCCTCTAGTACAGAGATGGTGTTGGCAATGACTTTCTTGGTGTCACTGTCTGGAATACTGTCTTTAAGTAGTCGAAGAAGATGCATCGAGTACGCCTCTGTCAGCACTCGAGACAGGAAGACAGACGGATCCTCTACTGCTGTTCCTTCCAGCGCCTCAGTGAGCGTGTCTGGATCTGAGAACATGGACAGGTGCTGAGATAGGATGGTTCGTGATGCCATGCCTGTTGGATCGAGTTTCTTGGCTGCACACAGGGTTGCTGTCAGTGTCTCCCGTGCTGGTCCAGTGAAGTATCCTGGGCGCTCCTCGCTGTCATCGTCCTCGTCGTAGTCCCAGACGTCAAACAGCATCCTGTCAACTGTGGACTCCAGAGTGAAGACACTGTTTCGCAGGGTCCTGTGTGGCACTCCTAGCCTGTGCTCATCCTGGTCGTGGTTGGTGGTCAGGAAGATGCTCTTGTCGATCTCTGATGGTGTCTCTCTGTTGATCATGGTTGTGATGCAGTTCAGTGCCATCCTGAATCCTACCAGAAGATCCTCTGTGACAGGTGAGGCGACGTACTCCTCAATGTTGCAACTGGCGCTACCAATAACCTGACGGATGGTGTCATAGAACGTGTCCTGGGGAAGGACCTGCTGCATCATGCGAATACGACGAAGAGTGATTCTGGCAAGGTCCAGTGTCGTCTCGTATCCGGCTCCCCAGTTATCAACAGCGTCACGATATGCCTGAAGGCAGGTGAGCGGAACAGGCTCGCTGAGATCAATTCCTCGCTCAGTGTCAACATGCTCAGCATACCCTCCTGTGACCATGTTGTTCAGGTGCCTGTCAACCTTCTCTGGCGTTGGAAGTAGCAGGAAGACAGCATCATCAGCAAGAGTAAGACGCGATTCCTCAGCGCTGTTGTAGGCTAGTTTGAGGCCACTGAGATCATCCTGCCCTTCAGAGAGCATTCTGATGCAGAGCATGTCATCAGCACTGGCGTAAGTGACACCTGTCTCCTTGGTCATCATGTCTGCAACGTCCTGACGGAAGTCGCCAATAGAGTTGTAGTAGACGTTCAGGTTCAGGCAGGACCATGCTCCACGAATCAGCGGTTCATTGACTGGATTCCATGGAGTGTCAGCAAGAAGGTCAATGAGGTCATGATAGAACTCTGAGGACTGCTGACTGACTGCAGTGTTGACAATGACAGCGTTCTCCTGCATAGAGACACCATACAAGCAGGTTCGCTCAGCAAGCATCTGGCTCAGAGTGTCAATGACCTGCTCACATGTACTGTCTGACACAGGACTGGTCAGGTTCTTTAGAGTGATGTTTGTATTCTGGTTCTCGCCTTCTGTGCTTTCGACACTGATGTCAATGTGCAGAGTGTTGGAGCCATCGGACTCAACCTCTGAGTGCACATCAACATTGGCCTCAGTCAACGGGCCATCAGCATCTTCCTCATTATCGTCGTCAAGCAGACCCATTGCACTGAGCGCATAACGAACGGATGGAGGCAGGTTGTCAGCAGCACCTGGCTCGTTCAACTTACTCAGGTCACCAACGTCAACTCCTCCATCAAGCCCGCTGATAGTGAGGTCTGAGTCACTGCCGCCTGACATGGTGATCGTAGTGCCACCGCTTGCAGAATTGCTGCTGGGATCTGTAGGGCCGATCTGGATGATTCTAGTCATCTGCTCTCTCTGTTCCTGTACTTCCGTAACTTCTCTCAGATGAGACAATCACCTCATTGTAGCACAACCGCTGACAGAGAACAAGAGTCATGCCAACAGAGGAGATATGGAAGCGATAGGTCGCTCAACCAGTTAGAAGGTTAAAGAAAAGTTCAGGCGTTCTGTTACTCCTAGAGATTAGAGAAGACAGAACGCCTGAACTTGCTGTGACGAGCGAGAACGTTAGTCAATCTTCGCTCTCATGAACAACATTGCTCCTGGTGCTGCATGATTGCTGCAAGCATCACTCATGCTTGCCTTGACATCCTGAGTGAGGGAATAGTACACAATCCATGAGCCCATCAGGCAGGCAGCAATGGCAGATGGAATAAGGAACCATGCGAGCGACATGTTTCCAATCGCTGATGCTCCAATGAAGATGGTTGAAGCAAGCGTGAAGAGGAAGAGCGCCCATGTTGTTGGGCTGATAAGCCACAGAGTGCTCCAGTTACCTACCTGCAGGAGATAGTTGGTGTAGTTACTCTGATCCTGGATGTCATTGATTGATGCATTAGTCATTGAACTCTCCTTACTTCTTGTCGTTGATGCTCTCTTGGTAACGTCGCCAGATGTCACGTCCACCGAAGTAGGCAATAATCCACATGATTGCGCCTACAGGGAAGAGTCCGTTATGGAAAGTCGCAAAGATCGCCATAAAGACCAGAAAACCGATTCCGGCAACTGATGCCGCCTTCTCCATGACTTGCCTCCTTTTGTGTTCGGGTTGGTGCATCTCTTGACTATGTGTGCCTTGTGTACACCATTGACTCAATCATGGTAGCAGGACCTAACTGGTAGAACAAGTACCTCTCAAGTGATGTGTGTCATACTTAATTTGATTCACAGGTTGTCAGGGCATGGCGAGAGTGCTCATATGTGAACATACACTTGCGCAACTTCTCAAAGGTGTGTATGATGACGTGAACACAGGAGTGTCAGCATGGCGCCTCTGTAAGGAAGACGTGAGAGCACAAACATAGAGGAAAGTGAGATTTCATGGTACATGCATGGCGAGATCTTGATGACCTGCCTGACTGGAAGCACCAGGACGGGTATACAGGCGTCTATGATGACAGTGTTGTCAAGCCTCTAGGTTCTCACTACACCTGGGTCAGTGACGGTGCTAGTGGTCTGTTTGCTGTTACTGATGATCAGACTCGTATCTTCCTGAACCTGAGTACAGACATGGCAAGTATCTGCAACAGAGTGTACGCTTACTGGGTTGTGTTGCCTTCAGATGGACGAGTGCTTGACAGCAGAGTTCCAGGAGATGTTGCTGGTATCTGGGAGTACGTTCCGGCTGACGAGTGGCCTGACGGAATGGCTGGCAAGTCCGTGCTCATTGACCCGAACTATGCTGATGTCATGGTTGACTCTGTTGTTGCCGCATGGCGTGACTCACTGCACAACAAGTACGGCAACTCTTCTGTGTGGGACCTTAACCAGGATCAGGAGAGTTGATGATTGATACCACATTCATTCACCATGCCGTCGTCTGCAGCGTAGATACACCCTGTTCTCCTGTAGATGATGTTCTTGAGGCAATCAATCCTGAACATACTTCTAGGTACTCAGACAAACAGATTCATGAACTCATTGACATGTGGAGTGCAAGCATTGATGACAACGAGAGAACAGACCTCTTATCCTCTATCGTGCTGAAGTGTATTCATACTGAGATGGACCTGCATCACAACTGGGAGAAGAATTTCAAGAACGCTGACCAGAGAATACAGAAAGAGTATGTAATCAAGCAGGGGCTGAGTGCCTGTCAGGTAAGCGATAGGTTCCAGACAGCACTATCTGATGCTGCACCTCATCTCAAACAGGTTCTTGATGATGCTCGTCAGGGAAAGATTGGTCCTGTGTTCATTATGGATACAAAGAACTGGAGGTCTCTTCCTGGTCCGTCAGCGAGCATGTATAGTGAGTATGTTTCTGTTGCTGGTAGTGCCGCCATATCTGTTATGACTCTGGATGTGTATTCTAAGCAAAATTTATGAGAAGAAAGACAATTTAAGATGGTTCAACGAGTAGTAAATATTTTTTACAACATCATTCTAGTGTTTTCATTAATTACTCCACTTTTGATTGTTGCCTCCTTTTATGATTCAAGATATGACATTTTGAATTATTTAATGGCATCGTGCATTGCTGTTTCGTTTTTGTGGGTTGTTTTTTCTTCTTTGCTAATATTTATCGGTTCTAAAATAATAAACGCCATCTTTTACTACAAGGACCAGAGAATTGAGTTTCCACGGTCTGTTGATGAATACGCTGACCAGATCCCATTGTGGATTTTGTTTCAATCTGCAATCTACTCAGCCATGATTCCACAATCTAGCAAGATGCCAAAAATCCTCAAAGATCGGAAGAAGTTCAGCGACAGAATCGTGAAGTCAAATGATCGTATTACTGAGGTCCTGACGAATGAGTCAGTGGTCGATGTTCTCTATAATGGGTATGCTCCTGACATGAAGAACGAGATGGAAGCATTTGTCAGGAAGGCTTTCAAGGAGGAGATCAGAGTTCTCAGGCAGATTCGTTCTGAGATGAAGGATGTTGTTGCCAGAGAGAACGAAATTCGTAGTCAAGAGCATACAAAGCAGATGGAGCGTGAGGAGTCAGAGCGTCGTGCTGCTCGGGACGCCAAGGACGAGGATGTTAGGATAAAGGCGAGCAAGATGCTGGATGAGAACTATCTATCTGAGGCTGATCAGGAGAAAAGGTGACGTAAATGCCTGAAAGCAACGGATTCAATTTCTTCAAAGAGAGAAAGTTGTTTGCTGACGAATTAGTGTTCGTGTCATTCAGTGCTCCATTTTTGCTAGTGTCATTAACAATTGGAACTATTGCGTGGGCAACAACTATCGGCTCTGAGATGACAAGATCTTGGACTTGGGATGTATATATTCTTGCTTGGTTAGCCATTAATATGATGGCTATTATGCTATCCATGATCCTCTTTTCATATCCGTTTTCTCTTCTAGTAGAGTCATCTGTCTGTGCACTGGTGAGTTCAGTTGAAGATTTCGAGAACTGCCAGAAACCAGATAGTTGTTATCGTCACTATATACACACCTGACAAGCGACTTGATGTAATTTTCTTCTGGGTCGATCTTTGTGTTCTTACCAAAGTAGTCAGGAATGATATACTCATACCTCTCTATTAACTGCTCATACCTTTTTCCTTGTTTAACAACTGGTCTGACCACAGATCCTTCGAGAGCAAGTTTTCTTAGAGATTTATGAAGTTCATTGTGATTATCATATTCGTCGTACCAGGAGTACTGCTCCACGTGTGAGCGAAAAAACAGATTCTTGAACGAGAACAACGACTCCCTGGTGGAGGATTGCTTAATTACTTTAAGAATGCTGCTCAGTGATTGGTACCTATTGACACCTGAGATAAACGAAATAGCGTTTTTAAGATTGATGAAAGGGTTTGACAAGACAAAACAGAGTAAGGTGAAGATAATCAACTTCAAAAGAAGAGAAAGAACGATAATAAAAAAGCCTCTATTGCCTACAACTGATAAAATTAAATCAGTGATATGTCCTGAGATGACAGCCATGAAAAATACTGAAGCAACAGAAACAGTGTCAAGTATGACAATTGCTATCTGACACTTCCTGCTTTGTATCTCTTTTTGATAGTAGTCTGGAGCAGGAAATAAATAAGAGTAAGGAATAGAGTGTGGAATAATAGGACAAATTACAGAAGTTATGAAAAACACAATGATTCTTTCAAAGACAGATTCAAGAGTGAGACGCCTTCTATCTGTCTTCAGTTTTTGATACTGATTCATTGACATGGTTTTTCTACCTGTTCTTTGCTCTGTCCTTCTGAATCCTTGGCTCACCGAAGTTGTGGATGCTGTCTGTTGACATGTTCTCAATCTGTTTGCATCCGCAAGAAATAGATCTGATGGCACTCAGTCGGCTTGGTTCTGGAGCGTTCTCCTCATTGATGAACTGATCTGTCCAGTATTCGTTATTGTCACTTGCTTTAAGAATGAATCCACTGATGTCACAATTGAAGTCAAGTGGGTGGTTGTCACTGATGTTCCAGTATTGACCCATTGTGTCAGAGTGAACAAGCACAACCGTCTTGTCTCTGTCAATCTGACCACACGCATAATAGTCGTTGATGACTCCCATGATGTCAGAGACGTTTCTGTGTGATCCCGCGACAAACATGCACTTGTCAATTCTGTATGAGACCTCTTTGAAGTATCTGGTCTCAGTGATGTATGATCCAGTTTGTAGAAGTCGCTGGAGATTGATCGTTTCGTGCACTCGCTGACTAGGTTGGAGATCCTCTAGAGTCTAGAGTTTCTCTCACCGTCATCAGCGTCGCCTCCGTTTCATTAACAGAGGTACCGGTGTGTCCCTGGTTCCCACTCAGGGCAGTGACCGGCTTCGGCTGCCGTGTAGCAGCCGAACTTCGTTCTAGCGCCCTCTGCCGCAGCAGGCAGCGCATTCTCTCGCGTGACCGAGATGAAGGAGATGTTGCACGTAAGGCTATCTCACGACTGGCGCTCACATCTCTGTTCAGTGAGAAGCCGCAGACGTCACAGGCACCAACTCTACTCTTTAAGTTGTTAGACACCTTACCACCGCAGTGAGAACAGGTCCTGGAGGTGTCTTTGGCGCTGACCTTCACTACCTTTAAACCATAGCGCTTTGCTGTGTTCTCGATGCGGCTCTGAATCTCCGCGTGAGGCCAGCGACCACCTTGAGAATCCAGCCAGGACAGGTTCTCCAGTGCTATGTGCGCGTCATTCTGATCGGCGATCTCCACTACCTGACTGGCGATACACTGACTAATCTCGTGCTTGATTCGAGTGGCTTTGCCACTGACACGCTTTGCTTCAGTTCTAAGGATCTGGGCATGCTGGTCTCGGTTGTACTTCTCGCAGAGATTCGCTCGCTCATACAGATGGCGGGATAGATCCCTTCTCTGTTGCTCTTTCTTAACCAAAGAACCGAGCCGTTTCTTATGGTTGACATGATAAGGGGCAGACCTATACTTATCTTTAGGATCGATAACGGTAGCGACAAACGGCTCCACCTTGCCCAGGTCAACGCCCATGATTCTCTTTGTCTGGCGGGTCTCTATCTCATGCTCAATAGCGACGTCAAAGACAACCTGTCCTTTGTTGTTCAACCTAATGGTTGGACGACAGACTTTACCATCACCAAAACGTGATTCATTGTCTGGTAACCTGAGGTGAATACTCGTTAGGCCATAGTGAGGAGTCCTGAATTGAACAACAACACTTAAAGGGTCATTGTCGTCTCGAAATGATTTAGGAGCGAAAAAGGTATCACAAACAGCCAGATTCAGTTTAGCGCTCACTCCAGGAAGAGACGCCTTACGCTCACCTTTCTTGTGGTACCTGATCAGGTGAGCACGAACCATTCCGCTGGTCGGCTGTGGAGCATCAGGATAGGTGCTTTTGTAGTGGGAGATGGTTTTCTCCGGCCTGGTCTCCTTAGGGTGTGTGCTCATCACCTGAAACAGACCAACGCTCATGGCGTACAGTTCCAGTGTGCTCACCACGTTCGAGACCAGCATCTCGTTCATGTTGTGCTTCTGAAACTCAAAGCCATAGCGACTAAGACGCTTACGACCCCAAGAATGTAGTGAACCAGTTGGTCTGTCACCTTTCAGGTCCTTCAGTGCCAGATCGTAAAACTCCTGGCTATTAAGCACCTCTTGCTCTGCCTTAGCCATCCAAGATGCCATCTGAGCCAGGTCTCTTTCAACCTGCTCTGCGTCAACACCATCTTCTGTGGTGAACCTGTGCCTGGTCACTGTATCATAGTACTTCACAGGCTCACCTCCTCTTGAACGGGTTGACTATAATAGATATGTATATTATAACACAGAGTGATTGATGTTACAAGTCAAGAGATTATAAAGGATCTGTGTGACTGCAGGCGACGGGTTTATTATTGTAATCACCATACTCTTTGATGAATCTCAGAAAAGCAAACAGGTTCTTGCAGTTTGATCGTGCATATAGTTGCAAGATTGTTGAGATAATGAACAAATGAGGTGCTGTAATAATGAACAAAACGAATACGAAACCAGTAAGATCAAGAATTTGGTCTATACTGATGCCTTTATGCGCAATGACAGAGACAACTACAACAATTACAACAGGAGCGGTCCATACAAGATAACTGAGGACAATTATGCACTTCTGTCGTCTACTCATGCTGATTCCTGCTCTACGTCCAGTGTTTTACTTGCTGGTATCACTCAGAAGCAGTTCTTCCCAGAGGTTGTCAACAGCATCAGGAATCTGATCAATGTTGTCCACATCTGTGCCTGGTAGCACCTCAGAGAGCATGTCAAGCACCTTACGAGTGTCCTTAGGAACCCAGTCGCTACGCTCTCCAAGATAGATAGGAGAAAAGAAATAACTAGACTTCAGGTTGGACTCATGAAGAGCCTGACGTAGCGCGTCATTAGCACTGAAGTCATTTCCATCATGCAGAAACAGAAAGTGCTGTCTAGTGACAGGAATGACTCCATTAATCTTGTTCCTAGCCCTGTCAACACCAATAAACCTTACAGGAATGATCTCATTGTCTGAGAACGCCTGTAGAGCACCAGTGTGGTAGTTGTTCCTGATAAGGTCAAAAGTTGCGCCAATGTATGTGTAGTAGATCTTCATTTTTACTGTCTGTTTTCTGTGCTTATTCTTTGATTTTTGTATAACTATATAAAAGAGGTGAGAACTGATCCGATAATAGAAAAGAGGTGTTAAGTAAGAGATAAATAGAGTAGAACAGATCTCAGTTTTTCTCTATGCTTTTCCTGTACTCTTTCTCCTCGTCCCAACTCTTTTTCAGAAGATAAGCACACAGACCACTGGATACAAAGCATGTTATGATTGCTGAAATGTTAGCCATAGGGGCAGTGAACATGAGCCATAGTCCAATACAGGCGATAAAGGTGACGCCAAGAGACATCCACACAAGGTTGAAGAAGGCGAACCACTTCATGAACCTGCTCTTTAGGGCAAGGTCGAAGAATGCATACATCTCCTCAGAGACCTTTTGAACAAACTCTTCAATCATGACCTGTATCTCAATGATCATGGCTTCCAGGTCCTGGTTCTTGTTACTGGTCATGTCTCTTGGCCTGCCTTCTTCTACTTACCTGAAAGTGCTCGGATGCGTGACACCAACCACTTTGATGCCATCTTGGCAATTATACCCAGATATAAGCAAGCTCTCAACATCACAGGGAAGATTGTAGCAATAATCACTATTCCTGCCAGCAATCCCATCTCAGGCATCGTCAGAAAGTAGTACACCCCGAATACAAAGAACGCCAGTAGGATAATATATGTGACCAGATCCTCGATGAACTTAGCCTGCTCGTTGCTGACAGCACTCTCTGCACCTGTTGATGTGTCAGAGACATGTTCTGCAGAACTTGTGCTATCGCTTGTACTGCTTGCTGACATCAGTTGTCTTCCTTCTACTTGTTTTCCAGGTAATCAATACTTGCCTGATTCATTCCAATCAATCGACCAGTATTGTACATGGTGTAACTGAATATTGCAATAACGAACACGTTTAGAGCAATGATGGAGATGTGAGAGTAAGTACCACCCCAGCCGAAGTTCTGGTTCTGAAAGTCCAGAGCAAGAATAAACGAGTTGATGATGGCACCAACAGCGTTCAGAATGACGCACGCAAGAGCAAGCATCCAAGTACGCTTGTAGTTCTTGATGTTTTCCTGGTGAATCTCGATGCGACGATCCATAGTGAGAAAGTACTCGTCACCACTTCCAGTCATGATACTCAACCCTCTCTTTGTCATGGTTCTTCATCTTTGCGTATACCCATGTCATCAGTGCTGCAACAGCCATAACAGGCATTACGACACAGACGATAATTGGAAGTACTAGGTCAAGTGTAGCATCTCCTGACGTGCTGGTCATCATCAGATGGTAGATGTAAGGCATACCACACAGGTAAGTGGTCATTGTTATCACTGAAACCAGAGCAGTACCTAGAACAAAAAGGACTATTTTTGTGATTGGATTGATGCTGTAATCCTGCTGAATGATACTGGGCGTGCTGATACTGGCGACGCTTTTGGAGTATCCAGCATCCTTGGCGTGAGTATACTCGTATGGGTAGACAGAGGGTGCTTCTCTCCTGGGGTTTCCGTTCCAGTAGCAGGTGATGGCCTCCCATTGAGGTGGTTCATAGGTGGATGCAAGAAGCTCGGTCTGCTCCTGCCAGATCCTCTGCACGGCGACACTGACCGCTCTGACTGGACGAGCACGAGAAGACGCTGGCCTCACACTTGCTGACGACGCGGTAGACATAATCATTGCGATACCTCCTAATAGATGAACCAGCAAACTCTTGGCCTAGTTCTTCTGGATTGCTTCTACTATATGTACCACAACCAACCGATTAGGTCAATTAGTTCACAGTGAGGTGTCAGTCACAGAGCCAGAATGTCTACATCCCCATCTTCTGCATCAGCCCGACTGCTAGATCGTCCTGCTTGAGGAACTGGGACAGGTTACTGTAGGCGTTCTCAAAGCCCTTCTCAGCAGTCTTCTTGGAGGCGTTGTTCATTGGCTGGCTCCTCCAGTGCTCTGTGCCACTGTCAGCAAAAGACAGGTTCTTGCAGGTGTTCTCAATGATACTGGCAACGTAACTCAATGATCTTGCACTCAGGTATGCAAGCACTTCATCTCTCCACTCTGTGTATGCGTAGGCATCCTTAGCAGATGCGTACATGTATCCGTCGTAACGTTCTTGCTTGAAAGGGTATCTCATCAGGTAGTTGTGCACATCACATGCGTCATGATCCTTGCTTCCAGCAATCAACGTGAACGGGTTAGCAGGATCATCTGGATCACACATACTTTTCAGCAGCCGGTCCCATTCATCAGCGTTGCACTGCTCACACAGGCACTTTTTGTCCAGAGAGTCGGTGTGCTCTGACATCATAATCTCAATCAGATCCCTGCTCTCACGTCTTGGTTGGAGAAACAACTTCCTGACTGGTGCACTGAGTTGAATACCAGGTAGTCCTGTATCAGCACCAGAGAACTCGAGGTCACCTAGCAGAATACTCTTGATAGTGCTGTCTGAAACGTGTACTGGAAAAATCTCGTTAGAAAGGCGCCGTTTCAGAACACTCCCCAGTGTGTACATTTTCTCAGCAAGGATCTCAGAGTAGTCAGCAAGAACAGCACTGGAAAGGTATCTGTACTGAGTATTGTCAGGATACTGGATAGCAACGTATGCACACTGACGAAGGTACAGGACAACCTGAGTGATTGCGATGTATGTTGCGATTGACAGAGCGGTGTCAGTCAGAAACCTCTTGTCACTTAGCGAGAAAACACTCCAGTCATCATCAGGACAAAGAATCTTGTTGGCATACCTTTGGACAGTAAAATCGCTGGCGTAATAATCCTTCACAAGATAATTCAGTACCCCTGTGTCTGGGTTCTTAATCTCATAGTCATCATTGCTTGTGGTTGACACGTAAAATGCGCGAATCAGTGAAGTGTGGCAGACATAGTACTTCATGTGCTTTGACTTGCTGATCCACTTGTCCTGATCTGGATACCACAACCTGGATCCTGACACCATAATGAATTGCACCTCCTTTCTGTGTGTCTCTTTAGTTGAGATCAAACATCTACTGCCTGCATAAATTCTTTGAGATTGTTGTCAGCGGAAACTCAGGCGCTTACTGACGAGGAGTGCTCAGTCTCATCATCATCGTTGTCTTCCTCGTCATCAGAGGAACTGCTGGACGAGGCACCACCAAGCATCAGATCAAGATCATTCTTGTCAACACCAAAGATACTGTGCATGTCAAAAGTTGGCTTTGTGTTACTGGCCTTCTCCATGTCACCAAGAGCCTCCATGAGGCTGTCAGACATGTCCTCCTGACGCTTCAACGACTGAGCAGGATCCTCATCAGTGCTCAGGCTGACGCTATCCTCTGCTGCATCAGAAGACGAGGAACCAGCACCAAACAGGTCTCTTGCCTCGTGCTTCCTGAACTCCTCCACCTCCTCATCAGAGATGTCGTTGAACTGCTCCATGGGATCCTTGTGAGGCATCTCAAACTTCTGTCGCCCCAGACGACCTGGAATGAACCTGCGGACATGACTTCCAAGAATCTCCAGACACTTCCCAACAGGGTTGATTCTCTGTAGGCGCTTACCAAGCATCCCACCGAGCGAGAGCATCCAGGCGACGTTAGTCAGTGCCACACCAAGTAGGACGAATGAACTGCCTGTCAGGATTGTAGCCAGACCACCACCCACAAGTAGTGCTCCTGCACCAATGGCCTGTGAGAGAGCCTTGTCGTTCTGAACGTCCTCGTTGTACTTCTTCATCTTGTCCTCAAAGGAGTCAGAAGAAGATTCTGTCGTGGAGTCAGTGCTGGCATCATCCAGGTCAGACAGGAAGTCACTGATCTCTGTCTCGTTGTCGTCATGATCACTCATTAGTTCTCCTTAATACAGAGTAGACAAGTAGTTGCTGATTGTGAGCACACTTTTGTGATGATGTTAGCATATTCACACGTCAAAGTCCACACTACAAACAAACGTCACATCAAGTAGGAAAGTCGGCGCTCAATCACCAGTCAACCGGTTCCATGTCAGCAGGGTCAATCTCCTCAACAGGTGCCGACTTGGTACCACTGAATCTGCTGGTATACCTGTCACTCACTGGAACATAGCCGTTACTATTCTTGCGGCTGACAATCATGCTAATGACAAATGTAAGGACAAATGACGCAATGGTGGCGATGATGTAGTATGTCATAGCAATTGCTCAATCTATTGAGATTCTGGCAAATTCTCTTAGATTCTCAGAATTCAGCAGACCGCTTCCCTCATGTTGCTGCGTAGTAGATCCAGGTGGTCCCAGAACGAGTCGTCAAGATCAGTAACAGTCATGTTCAAGCAGTCCACGATCTCGCCATCTGTTGTGGCAAGGTAGCGTCCTGTGTTACTGGGGCCTCCGTAGACCTTGGTTGAGGCCAGCAACTCGGTTCGGTGCTGGTCCACTCTCTCCAGTCCCTTCAGAGCGCTCCAGACGCCATCTGACACACCATCACTCTGTTTGATTGACTTGATTCCGTTGACAATCTCGGATGAGGACTGGTTGCTGGTGAACTTCATGGTTATTCTCCTTCAAGGAGGTAGGGATATACATGTTCATGGCGAATTAAAGCATGGTCACCTTGTGCTGGCAAGCGTTTTCAGTGTGATGTTCAACACTACTCATGGAGGAACGCAGGATAAAGGAACCTAAATCAGCAAACACTTAAATACGGAACAGATCTAAAGATTCTGGTTCTTGTAGATAGTAGTACATCTCACCTTGATACATGTCAATAGTAGTGCTACCATCTGATTCAATAGTGTTCCCATACCACAAGGAGAGAAGTTCATGACAGCGCGACTTATTCTGGTTGCCCATGACCCGACTGCCAGAATCCTGTCTGATGATGAGGTTCTGAGTGTCATCCGTCCGATGCTTGAAGGATCTGGAATCAAGCATGTGTATACTGCCAGCCGCAAGAATGATGTAGGTGTTGGTTTTACTCCTCGTCTTGCAAGTTATGGTGACAGGTTTGCTGAGGATCTGTCGCCCCACACTGACGTGTCCTCGCTGGTTGAGTCTGTGAGCAAGGCGCTGAATGAGGCGCAGGAGAGTGGTTCAGACGAGCCATTCTGTGTCGTGGTCTCCGGTCTAGTGGATCCTGATGAGGTCGCCTGCCTGGAGGACATCTGTCAGACCAGCATGTTCGCTAACGGAGTGCAGATTCCCAATGGGACTGTGATGGTTGCACAGAAGGCGACTCCGGTTGGTCGTGTAGAGATCTGATCCAAGCACTTTTGATCAGTCAACTCTTTTATTGAAGCACGTGTGAGCAAGTTGTCATTGACAAAATCTGCTCACACGTGCTTCAATGCTATCTGTTCTGTACAACTTTTTACAGCAACAGCAATCAGGAACAAGGATTGGATTCAGTACGTGTCATCACTATCGCCTGTCGTGGATGAGTTCTGGAGCATAGCGGATACTCGTCACAACGACCACAACTTCCTTTTCGCTTCCCGTCGTGTTTTTGTTGATGACGTGAAGGACAGACCAGGATGGAGCAGCAACCTGTTCAGAAAGAAGCGTCCGTCAGTTCTGTACACACATGAGGGAATTAAGTATAGGTTCAGGAAGATCTCTGACACGCTTTTTGAGTGGAGCGATCATGACGGCAACTTCTGTGTCAGTGTCAACCACGATGTTGATGTCAGGTACATATACATGATTGGCAACGAAGACGAACAAGTGTGTACAAGCATTCTTCTTCCTGATCGCTTCAAGATTTCCATTGTCTCTGCCGATCAATCTGGTAGAACAGATTTTATTGAGCGACTGGTGGTTCTGCTGAGCAACACCTTTATGGATGATGCTGCTTTCAGTATCCTGGAGTCGTTGAGGTATGATGAGGTGATTGTTTATGACAATACTACCTCTCCTGTGTTTAAGTGGCTGAGAAATAAACCAGTTGATGACATCATGGCAACAGCGTTTGCCCTATCTCTCATATTCAACTCTTCTGTTATCTGCAAGATGGGTACTTTTGGAGGAGGTTTAGCACAGGAAAAATTTTCGGAAGGCAGTTTGTGCAGCAGTCAAGAGATTGAGGCATTTTATAACCTTGTCTCTGAGAGTTTTAATGATTATTTTGGATCAAATACTGATTCAGGTAAGAGTTTTGGTTGTGCATTAGATGGTTCTGTCAGCAACTTGTCATCCTCTATCGTGTACACTAATAATGGAAGGTTTCTTGATTTCAGTCGTGCACTGATGCTGTGTGTTGCTGGGATGCACGGAACATTTAGTCAAAGCAGCAAGATTCCTTTTACTGACAGATACTATTCAGATCTTGATGGTATCATAGAATCCATTCAAAGGATCCACAAGTTTGTCAAGAAGCAGTCTCTTGAACAGAGTAACTCGTTTGAGATGGATCCCATGTCTTACACCTCTCTTGCCTTCTTTGTTCGCAGCGTGTCGAAGGACTACTCGTTCATTAAGAGGATGGATGAGGAACTGATGTCTGAGTTCTTCATCAGATTCGTGGAGTTGAAGAACAGTAGCAGAGTGTCAACCACTGATGATGCTGTGCTGATTGCTGTTCTGTACTCCATGCTTGACAATTCACCTAAGTATTTTGGGAACCTGGTTACAGAAACCTTGACGAAAAGGGTTTTTGACAAGGTTCTGAACAGCACTGATGTCAATACGCTGGATGATCTTGACAGAAAAGCCCTCAGGCATATTGACTACGATAACTTGAGGTGGACTTTTTCTCTGATGCTTTATCAGGAGATGCATATATCCATTGCTTTTGCATACGAGATTGTCAGACAGATGAATTGCACATACGCAACAAACTTGCAAAGAGTTATTGGACCATTCCTTACCGATCTGATTGTTTATCAGCGCGAGAGCACTAGAAACAAGAGCAAGACAGACACTGCATACAACAGCAAAACCACTTCTGAGTGAACCAACTCTTCTGATTGACACATGTATGTAGGATGTGAACAGAATCACACTTCCTGTTACCAGTGGAGTAAGTTGATTACTGGCGCAATGATGCTCTTGTGTGCTATAATGGGTACAGAGTGCTAACTGGGTGTTGCCTGCATTTCATAGTGCTGACATACAAGCAGTACCCCAACTACACAATAGGAGAGAACATGCCCAACTACCGAAGTGATGGACCTAACCAGTTGACTAAGGATCCAGGTGCTCGTGAGATTGCTGAGTTGATGAGTCTCAGTGATGAGCAGTACGATGAGATCTATGGTGATGAGGACGATTATCCTGAGAGTGGGTACGAGGGTCCTCTATTCCCTGTGACTGGGGTCAATGGTGAGGATGAGGCTGCTCCTGGCGGGCTGCTGGATCCGTCTCGTCTGTGGGTGCTTAAAGCCATTCAGAACGGGTTTGATGAGGAGATCATCTATTCCTTTGCTGAGATGGAGGAGGCTCTGAAGGACACTCTTAGTGAGATCTCCTTCTACGTGGAGGCTGCTGACAAGTTCTCGTTTGGTCACTGGTTCCTGCTGCTTGAAGATGACGAAATTACGTTGTCTGGTATGAACGAGAAGGCCATTGAGATGATTGAGGCTCTGAGCAAGATCATTGGTACGTTGGAGCACATGAGTACCTTTATTGGAGACAACGAGTCCGACAAGGATGCCATCAGCGGCGCCATCAAGATCGCTGGTCTGATTCGAGAGACGGTTGAGCATGTTCTCTTGCGTGAAGGCTCTCACATTGAGGGCGCGATTGAGGCCAACTGAATCAGGCACGCACTAGAACTACTTGATCAACACATTCACAAGAAGAGAAACAAAAACGAGGAGAGTAAGAAAATGGATCTGAGCAACATTAAGTTTCGGTCGAAGTATGGTAGCAGCGAGGTACTGAGCCTGGAGATCAAGGCGTACTTTGATGGCAACCCTGCTGTGACCGCATGGTGTGCTGACGGACCTTACGACACACTCACAGTGAACACTCCGGGAATCCCGGATGGTTGCCTGGCTGTTCGTGACGACAATCATGAGTATGTCAAGGTGCTGCATGATGCTGGAGTCATTATCTCTGAGGACGCTATTGGAAACGTGCCCAGCGGTTTCATCACTATCTCGTTCTATCAGATGGCTCCTGAGGCGATTGCTGCGGTAGAGGAGTTTCTGAGTGACTACTACGAGAACGAGTGACATCATCCGTGAGGTACTATAGGCAGATGTTTAAGTGCCATTCTCAGCGTGACGATGGAAAGGTCAGTGTCAGCGGTTTTGTTCTGGTTGTTCTAGTGTTTGCTGCTCTGATAGTGATGACATTTGCTGGTTCGATGATGTCACAGAACAATAACACTAATGAGAATAATGTCAGCAGTGATGTCTCGGTTATTAGTTCATCTCAGGTGTGGTAATGACTTCTGTATGAAGATACAACAGAAAAACACTTAGTTTTTACGAGTCTTTTGTTAATTCAGATCTCCCTATGAGAAAGATCTTAGTCAATGAGTTTTACTGATTCTGTCAAGATTGCTGTCTTCAGTTTTGTCAAGAAGTACTTGCTTTCCAATTTCCGTCGTGGTTTCGCCACCAACTCGTCATCCTCTCACTCATTTGTGTACTTGAAGAAGGTCCCTGAGGATGCTTACAACCATGAGGTTGACTTTGAGTGCAGAGACAACGAGTACGGCTGGGAGGACTTTAAGATCTCTTCCATTCTTGAGAAGTTGTTCTATGTGATGACATCTCGAATTGAAGGTTGGGAGAACATGAGCGAGGAGAGGAAGCAGGAGATCAGAGACGATTTTCCTGAGTTCAGTGACTCTGAGATTGCTCTTGCCTCTGAGGGGTACGTTGATCATCAATCAATTGGGACCATCAGCGCTAAGGAGGCCAGAGATCCACATACCATCATCTTTGGCGGAAATGACAACAGTGGTGAAAGTTATGAGCGGGCCGAGGTTGTTTCCAGCGGTCTGGTTGACTGGAGCCGATCTGAACCTCACTGGTATGATACTGAAACTCTTGGAACCGATCCGAAATCACCTGAGTTGGCCGAGATGATTCAGGGTCTCAAGGAGCAGGGCTGGAGTAATGAGAGGATTAAGTATGAACTTGGTGTTGATTTGGGTGAGGATAACCAATGAGACGTTATGGTGTTCGTTTTGACAAGAATGCTGTCTCGTTCTTTGACAGGTCTGATGGCACTAAGATCAGGTTCGCTGTCGGCAGATATGAGAAGGCGGGAAAGCCCGAACTGGCCGATGTAAAGATTACGGACCAGTGCCCACTCATGTGTAAATTTTGCTATATGGACTCTACTATTTTTGGTAAACATGGGTCCGTAAAAAACATTGAGGCTATTGCTCGTGAGATGGGTAGGGCCAAGGTGTGGGAGGTTGCTCTGGGTGGAGGTGAAACCACTTCACATCCTGAGTTCGTGAGGATCCTGAAGATTTTCCGAGATAATGGGGTGGTTCCAAACTTCACGACCAAGTTGCCTGCTGCTGTGCGCAAGTTCTGGCCTGAGATCAAGGACCTAATTGGTGGCTTCGCCTATAGCGCTGAGACTCCCGCCCAGATTCGTTCTGCTGCCAAGTTGCTGCGAGATGTCCCATCCAGTAAGGCGTCACTGCACTACGTGATGGGACTTGGCGACAAGGATGCTTTCAAGGAGTACATGCGTGCTGCTGATGAAGTTGGTTGGCGTGTGACTCTTCTTGGGTACAAGACTTCTGGCCGAGGCAAGAACGTGATCCCGTGCCCGTATGACTGGTGGATCGACGCAGTAGATGAACTGATTGCTGAGGGCAGGTGCCCATCGTTCTCAATTGATACTCCGCTGGCTGATCAGTTCGCTGGAAGGATGCCGGTTGATGACTTCATGTACCATCGCCATGAAGGTAAGTTCTCTGTCTTCGTTGACGCGGTAGAGATGAAGATGGGTGCTTCCTCTTTTGAGGACAAGGAGTCGCTGGTTCCATTCACCCAGGAGACATGGTTGAAGGAGTTCAGGAAGTTCTGAACTAAGTGGGGCACAAATTACTCTTTGTTGAAATCATCTTGTTTTTGTCCTCTCTGTCGAAGTAGAGCCTTTGTCAAACAAATAGGTACAGATCAATGTTCTTCAATCAATGAGAGCATTGGCCTCCATCTGTTTTTGCTTTCATATTGTCATGTTTTAATGAAAACGGCCATCCTAAAACCAATCGTATAAATATATGCAAGAGATGTAAGGCTGTTTTCATTACGTGTTTCCGTAGTTTTTGTTGAGATAGAGCCGTTTTTGTAATCGAAGTGTTTCCTTAACGTTACCAATTATGCAAGATATTGGGCTACAATCATCAGTAAGGATCATGCTTGTGGCGTCCGCAGGGTAAAAGCACCACACGTATGGAACATTTTTCGAGAACTCTATCTAGGAGATACACAATATGATGATGTCGTTTAGGAAGGTCTGTCTTGCGGGTGCACTGACGATGGCCGCCTGTGGTGCTGCTGTTCCGGCTGTCGCTGCTGACAATGACGCTGTTGTCCCGGACGCTTCACGTCAGGCCACTCTGGACATCCACAAGTTGAGTGGTACTGAGTCCACTACTCGTGCTGACGGTACAGCCCTGGCCCCTGATGAGGCCGCCAAGTATGGTAAGCCTATGGGTGGGGTTGTCTTTGACGTGTACAAGGTGTCTGGTATTGACGTCTCGACCAATGAGGGTCTGAAGGTCGCCGAGAAGATTCATGAGCGTAAGGTCACTGCTGCTGATGTGGTGGCCGGGAGGAAGATTACTGTTGATGGTCAGGACTATGCTCTGGTCAAGGAGGCTCAGTCTGTGACGACTGGCGATGACGGGTCTGGTCAAGGGACCTATGGGCTGGGTGTCTATGTCGTGGCCGAGAACCTGGCGAACTCCACTCCAACAGTTGATGGTACTGCTGTGGGTAAGGACAAGGTTACCCCGAGTGCCCCGTTCCTGGTCTCTCTGCCGATGACGAACCCTAACGGTCGTTCTGAGTGGATGTATGACGTGAATGTATACCCGAAGAACCAGGTTGACGAAATCACCAAGAGCGTCAGTGACGGTAAGGTCGGGACACAGAATCAGGACGGCTACCGGGTTGGAGAAAAGATCACCTACAGCCTGAACTCAACTGTCCTGGTGGGTGATAAGAATGGTGACGGGACTGTTGATGGCGCTGATTTTGGTGGCGTATATCAGATCACTGACACCTTGGACGCCAACCTGTCTTTTGAAAGCGAGACTGTCACCCTGACGAGTGCCGCTGGCGTGTCTGAGGTTCTGACCAAGGGTACTGACTACACTGTGAACAGCGCTAACAACACGGTTACTGTGTCCATAACTGAGCAGGGACTCGGCAAGTTGGCTAAGGTCTCTGGTGGCAGCGTGACCACTGACCTTGTGACCCGTGTCGCTACTATGCCAGCGAACGGTATTGTTGAGAATCAGGCCGCTTTCGTGCCGAACAACACGTGGAAGACAAGCCACCCTGAGCCGGGCATCTTCTCGAACAAGGTCACCTCCAAGTATGGCGACATCGTGATCCACAAGACCAACAAGGCTGGTGACAACCTTTCTGGCGCTGTGTTCAAGGTGTTCCGTGCCACTAATGGGGCCACCTGTGATGTCGAGGCACTGAAGGGCGACCCTGTTGCCACCTCCAGCCCAACTGATGCTGCTGGTCTGACCAAGTTGGGTGGCCTCCAGTTGTCCAACTTCTATGATGGTGCTGAGCAGGCCAACCTTCACTCCTACTGCTTGGTTGAGTCCACTGCCCCGAATGGCTACACGCTTCTGGCTAAGCTGGTCAAGTTCGACCTGACTGCTGCTGGTTCGGTGACTGACCTGTCTGCTGCACTGAACGATGGTGTTGACGCTGACGCCGAGGACCTGACAGGCCGGAATGTCCACATCACTAACGTCAAGAAGGGTGAGTTGCCTCTGACTGGTGCCCAGGGTGTGGCTCTGCTGGCAACTATCTCCATCATCCTCGCTGGTGTTGGTACAAGTCTGGTGATCTCCAGCCGTAAGAAGGCTAAGACTGCCGAGGTCATTGCTGACTGATTGCTGTGAGTCTCGTCTGGTGCTGGCAGATGGTTCAACCTGTTCTGAAAAGCGGGTTGGCTTGTCTGCCAGCACCACAGGCGTAAGACACTGACAACCTATAAAAAACTTCAAGAACAACTGACCCTTACTTTTTTCTAGGGAGAGAAAGAACCTTGAACAGGATTACTGAGACCCTGAAGAGCCTCGGAGGCATGAAGGCTGGGCGGGCACTGTCAACAGCAGTGGTTATCGCTCTGGTCGCTGTCGCTGGATTCGTGGTTGGGCCGCTTAGGGCTGCTGACCTTACCGAGTTGCTACTATTTGATCCAGCAACAGGAACGGTCAACGGCCTTACCGAGGAGGGCAAGGCACAGTTCAAGGATGCTGAGGATCTGAGTATCCCTGGTGAGATCCATGGGGTTAAGGTGACTGCCATTGGGGACAGTGCTTTCAAGGCGATGAAGTTCAAGAAGGTGGCCCTGCCTGAGAGTGTGACCACCTTGGGTGAGTACTCTTTCTATGGGAACGGCATTAGTGAGTTGGCTGCCCCAGGAGTGACGACGGTTAAGGCTCATGCGTTGCAGTTGAACGCATTGCAGTCGTTCGCTTCGAAGACTCTCTCTGAGATAGGTGACAGTGCTTTTGCCCAGAACGCCTTGACCAGTGTTGACTTGTCTCAGGCTCCCGCAACCGTTATTGGTGAGTCAGCGTTCAAGGACAACAAGATCTCTTCCCTGTCCCTACCGTCTGGCGTCACCACGATCAAGGCTGGTGCTTTCTCTAGCAACTCCCTGACCTCTGTCACCCTGCCTGAGAGCGTGCAGGAGGTTGGTGACAAGGCTTTCTCCAGCAACTCTACCCAGGAGGCCACAGTAGGCACGAATGTCTCTTCCTGGGGCTCTGACGTGTTCTCCGGGGCCGGGCGTTACGTCAAGGTCGTCACTGAGAACCCAAACGTCACCACTCAGGGGTACTCTGATGGTTTCGGTCAGGTCGTTAACCCTGTCACAGTTCGTCTCCACTTGAAGGATGCTGCAACCGGGCAGGAGATCGCCTCAGTCGTCACGATGGGTCAGGATCTCACCAAGCAGGGTGAGGTTTTCGGTAAGGGCACTCAGGTCAGGGTCACTGCACCTGAGATTGACGGGTACAAGGCCAACAACGCTTTTGTTGACTTCACCCCAGACAGCGACCCTTACGATGTTGATGTGACATACACCAAGGGTGGCGGCAACCCTGTCATTACGGTGTCTGGTAAGCCGAAGTCGTTCAAGCAGGGTCAACAGGTTACCAAGGCCGATCTGCTGAAGGATGTTTCTGCTACTGATGTCAACGGGCAGAACATCACCTCCAGCATCACGGTTGAGCCAGAGACACTGGACACCAGCACTCCTGGGACCAAGGACGTCTTCTACACCGCGACCGACGCTCAGGGCAACCAGACCATTAAGAAGGTTGTTGTTGCTGTTGGCACTGACTTCGGTGAGATCGAGATGTGCAACGGCTGGAAGGTCAAGGACTTCGCGTTCGATGGAACAGCAGTCATCGGCCTGAGCAGTTCCGGTCAGGCCAAGGTTCGCTCTGGTAACACCAAGATCTGCTTCCCTAGCGTCACCAAGGACGGCAGGACCGTTGAGTCTATCGGTAGCGGTGACACCCCGTCATACCAGTACTTGACGAATGGCATCACTGCTGTTGAGGACTGGGGTAGTGCAACCAGTATCAAGAAGGGCTTCTTCTCTGACCTGAATCGCCTTGAGAGCCTTCCTGAGACCTGGGGAAACATCACCAGTATTGGTAAAAACGTTTTTGAGGGTGCCAGCAATCTGACATCTATCCCTAACACATGGGGCAAGGTGACATCTCTTGGTGATGGTGCTTTCAATCGTGCTGGCCTTACCAAGATTCCTGACCAGTGGCCTGCTGGGATGACCTATCTACCTAAGGATGTCTTCAGGAGCAACAAGATCAAGTCTGTCCCTGAGTCCTGGGGTGACATCAAGGACATTGGTAACGGCGCCTTCGGGTACCAGGACCTTACTGCTGATGACACGTTCAAGGTCCCGAACTGGACCGGCGTCACCAGTATCGGCGATCAGGCTTTCGCTAGTACCTCATCCAACAACCGGGCAAAGATGGATCTTCCGGCCTCTTTCGAGACGGTCAGGTCTATCGGCTGGGCTGCGTTCGAGTACGCCAAGGGTGTTGAGGACAAGATCACTGACTGGGGTGATGTTGAGACCATTGGAGCAAACGCCTTCTACCGCTCCGACCTCACCTCTCTGCCTGACTCCTGGGGCAAGGTGAACAAACTTGGAAACGAGGCGTTCGCTGAGACCCATGTCGCCAAAATCCCAGACAACTGGGGAAACCTCACGACCATTCCGAACGGCCTCTTCTCCAATGTCTACGACCTGACAACCATTCCGTCTTCCTGGGGTAACGTCACCAAGATTGACGACTATGCCTTCAGTAAGACGAGGATCACTGAGATCCCTGACTCATGGGGTGAGGTCACCTGGATTGGTAACGGGGCACTGAACACCTCTGACGGCAGTAACTCCAACAACGGCACCATCACCAAGGTTCCTTCCTCATGGGGGAAGGTGAACGTCATCCGCAGTTACGCCATCAACTCGGCAGTGTCCTCCTACCCGAGCGACTGGTCTGGTATCCGCTTGGTTGAGGAGTGGGCTCTGCGAAGCAAGAACCAGAAGTCCGCGCAGATTGTGACCGCCTCTGATGCTCTCCTGTCTCGTGAGCGCCCCAAGCGTGAGGGAGGATACACTGGTGACACCAACCAGAAGGTGTACATGTACCCTGCTGACGGCACGTTCCCGGACAACATGCCTGCTGATACGGACAACATCTTCGCTGGCCCAACGTTCGCCAAGGTCCGTTACGTTGACGAGAACGGGAACGACATCCGTCCTGCCGTCAGCACGAAGATGTACCCTTGTGGCACCGTGATTAAGCCTGTCAGCGTGTACGGTTTTGAGACCCCTGGTGACTACACTGTTCCTGTCTCCACCAGTGCTGACGAGAAGGAGATCGTCTTCACCTACAAGCGCAGTGGGCCTGTGGAGCAGAAGACCAGTATCAGTCTTTCCAAGTTCTATACCGATCCAAAGACTGGTGTGACCACTGACAACGCTCCGACTGTGAACGCCGGGTCGGAGCAACTTTCAGTCACAATCAAGATTGGTAACAGTGGTGCTAACGCTGAGGACATTCCTGAGGGTACGACTATTCGCATTCCTATTTCTGACGCCATGACTTTTACTGGTATTGGTGATGCTGACAGGGTGAAGTCAGCGAAGGTTGTTGGTAATGAGATCGTCATGACTTTGAAGGCTCTCCCTAAGGGTACTGACTTCTCTACTCCGATCAGGTTCAGGTTCAACCGGTACAAGACTGCCGCCAACACCGCGTACCCGATGAGCGCGACCATGGTGTACCCGGATGACACCGCCAGGGGGCAGAGCAACACTGTTGACATCTACTCCCGGTATGAGAACCCTGAGATGCGGAAGGGGACCGTGGAGAACGGCAACGAGACGAACATGAAGTGGGATGGTTACCTTGTTGATGACTACACCGCTAACGCTGATGGTTCTGTTGCTGCTGGTGATCAGGCGAAGAACTACCTCACCTACACCTTCTATGTAACTAACCTGCACCGTAACATTGGATCGTGGGAGGTCACTGACACTCTGCCCACCTATAAGAAGGCTGACGGCAGTGAGGCGAAGGCCGTCTTCGATCCTGTACTCAACCCTGGGTGGTCGCTCTCGGACGACGGTACCACAGCCGTCTACCGTGGGAACGAGGCTATCTTGGACACTGACTCCAAGTTGCTTCCCGTGACCCTGAGGCTGCGCTACCCTGACGCCGCTAACGGGGCTAACATCAAGAACGTCGCTGATGTCCGGCTCACACCCCACAACAAGGGTGCCGCTGAGAAGGACCTGCACGCTGGCAACAGCATTACCAACTCTTTCGTGAAGTTTCCTGAGTACAAGGGTGTTGGTGACGACTACGGGTCAGACAAGTACGCCAGTGGACCTGAGTGTGTTCGTGCCCGTGAGTGCTTCTTCTCTGACACGACACGTGGACGGAACATGGAGCAGAAATGGAACCTGGTGGCCTACTCCAAGGGCGAGTCCACACCAAGGTTCACTGACCATGACCTGGATCCGAGGTTGCGTTATACCGCTCTGACAAACATCTCTTCCCACGGGAACCACAGGGGCAAGTCACATCCTGACACCCTTGATGGTGCTGATGTGATGGTGGTTGACCAGGAGGGTGCAACCCTGTGGACGGCCAAGATGCCTGCCGCTGGGTCCAGGCTGGACATCCCTGAGGAGTACACGACCGGCCAGGTGAGCGTCATCATCAAGGCGAACAAGAAGATGACGAACTCCACAGCCGCCGTTATCGTCCACACCGAGTTGCGTGACAAGACCAGCAAGGTCGTCACGGAGGATCCGACAACAGCGATCATGCGCAACAGCGTCACCACTGAGATGGATGGCGGCTACAAGGTGACCCGTGAGGCCAACCTGAGGGTGATCCCTGAGTCCAGGAAGATCACTGCCACCAAGATCTCCTCGTTCGCCTCCCCGACGGTTACTGGCGACACCGGATCCTACAACGTTGGTTTCAAAACCGATGAGGGTTTCGGAGCAAACATCGAGAACTTCCGCATGGTTGACCTGCTCCCCGCTGGCCTGTCCGTGGTGGACTACACGATGTCCAACACCTTCGAGCAGTCACCTGGCGCAAGAGTTGATGCAGTATCCAACTACAATGGCACTGGTCGTACTGCTGTCATCTGGACCGCTGACTCTATCCCAGCATCCGCTGTGACCAACAACACCATGACTGTTGGCTCCATCGCCGCGAAAGTCTCTGGTGAGGCCGCCACAGGGCACATCACTAACGACGTGTACCTGACATCCACTACTGAGGACATGGTTTACGGAAACAAGGTTGACAACCCTCCTGCCGGTAACGGAACCTGGTCCAAGGCTGAGGTGAGCGACCCCATGCTGGCTGCTGAGGACCTGTCCACGGTCAAGGAGATCCGTAACCTTGGTGGGGCCTGGTCCAAGGACATCACCACCTATGCTGGGGAGCAGTTCGAGTATCGTCTTGCTGCATCCAACATGACGAACACGAACCGGACAAACCCCGTGTTCTACGACTTCTTCCCGCATGTTGGGGACACCTCCGTCACTGGTGACCCCAGGCTGTCGGAGTTCGCCAACACGTGGGACTTGTCTCGTCAGCCTGTCCTGCCTGATGGGTGGCGTATCCAGTACCTCAACACTGACGATAACCCGCCTGTTGTGACACAGAGTAACCGTGATTCTGTCCTGGAGTCACTGAACTGGTCGGACACTCCTGCCGCTAACACGAAGGGAATCCAGGTCTCTGGTCCAGTTATCGAGGCTAGGACCACCGCTGAGGTGATTCTTCCAATGAAGGCACCTGAGGAGCATGTTGACGGTATTGCTCCGCTCCCGTACAAGAACCTGTACAAGGTGGCGAGGAACACGTTCATGTATGATGATGACCAGTCCCCGTTCCTGCTGGAGCCTGCTGGTGTCGTCAACCGAATGGACGCCCCTGGTGCCGACATCAGGTTCAAGAAGGTGTCAAACTTCCCTGGCGGGCCTCTTGCTGGAGCCAAGTTCGTTCTCAAGGACGACAAGGGCAAGACGATTGGTTCTGCAACCTCAGGCAAGGACGGCATGGTGAAGTTCGTCAACAAGCGAATCAAGCCAGGATACACCATCACTGAGATTCACGCCCCTAAGGGGTACAAGGCCACCTCCAAGCCGATTACGATTGGTGCCGACAAGTTCACCAACATGGTTGGACGTACCTATGTGATTGACCTGGGTGAGATGTCCAACTCGAAGATCTGGGCTCCGATTAAGCCGATGACTGGTGAGGTACGTTTCACGAAGATCGGTAAGGGCGAGATCCCTCTACCTGGGGCCACCTTCCAGTTGAAGGGCGTATCTGGTGCCACCAGTGGGCTCACCTACACTGCCGTATCCAACAGCAAGGGCACAGTCTCCTTCAAGAACGTTCCCCTGGGTCGATACTCGGTCAGTGAGGTGTCTGCTCCAGGTCGTTTCGTGAAGACTGACCGGACCTGGGACGTTGCTCTGACGAAGGCCAACAAGGCTGTTGTTCCTGACGGTATGCCTACCTCTGGTGTCATCAACGACCGGGTGAACATTCGGCTGGTGAAGATTGGTGTCACCGAGGAGAACACAAACAAGAAACTGGGTGAGTACACTGCCAACGATGGAACGAAGGTTCCTGGAATCTCATTCGACGTGCTGGACCCGGCCGGTAAGGTCGTCACCTCTGGAACCACGGGCGCTCTGTGGAGCGGCAACGATGGTGTTCTGGAACTGAAGAACCTGGAGACTGGTGTCGTCTACACCCTGAAGGAGAAGAGCAACAACCCTCGGTATGCGAACTTCTTGGGCGACCTGAGGTTCCAGGTATCTCCGACCGGTGACCTGCTGGACGCTGACGGAAACAAGATGAAGATCCAGTCCGATCTGTATGTCCCGAACCTGCTACAGAGTGTGCCGTCTCAGGTGGTCATCACCAAGCACAAGGATGGCGACAAGACGGTCAAGGTCGAGGGGGCCGAGTTCACTCTCTATGGCCTTGACTCTACTGGGGCGTGGGTTGCTGAGCGTGCAGCCACAACTGGTCAGGATGGTACTGTGTCGTTTACTGGTCTCACTGGCAGTAAGTACAGGATTGCTGAGACGAGGGCCGCGAAGGGGTACCTGAATGACGGCTGGAGCCAGGTCATCACAACTGACCCCAACAGGGCGCAGACGTTCTCCTACGAGGTTGCTGACCGTGCCGTGAAGGCAAAGGTCGTCAAGACCGAGACCCTGGGGACCGGCCTGTCTCAGGTGCAGGCTGAGCGTCTGGTAAGCCTGTCTGGTAAGCCTGGGCGGGTCGTGCAGGATGGTTCCACCTACCGTGCTGAACTGCTGCTGCCTGGTGCCGAGTTCGACATCAAGGACTCCAGCGGCACAGTGATTGAGCACGTTGTCACTGGTCAGGACGGTACTGCTGAGGTCACGTCAGTTCTGGACGCGGAGGAAACCTACACTGCTGTTGAGACGAAGGCCCCATACGGGTACTCGATCAAGGGCAACGGCTCCAAGTCCTTCCGGGCTGCTGACTACGCTGCCAGAAGTGACTTCAAGGGCACTATTGACGTGTCTGTGGATAACTTCAAGGAGCACGGCCGTATCACAGTCTCCAAGATTGACGCCACCACTGGTAAGGCCCTGGCTGGTGCTGGTTTCGACATCAAGGATCACACTGGTAAGGTTGTCAGGTCTGTTGTGACTGACTCCACAGGAATCTCCAGCGTCACTGGTTTGGAGTTCGGTTCCTACACTGTGACTGAGACTACTGCACCAAAGGGCTACAGACTGGATTCTGAGCCGAAGCCTGTGACTGTGACACCTGAGGACGCTAACGGCCAGGTCGTCGTCAAGGACTCACCAGCACTGACATCCTTTAGTTTCACGAAGGTCAACACTGCTGGCAACCCGCTCGCTGACGCCGAGTTCAAGTTGGTCAAGGACTGTGCCGGTGTCCAGGACTGCGCCCCGTATGAGACGACTCTGAAGTCCGACAGCAAGGGCAACGTCAAGGTCAGCAACGTGGAGACCAACCGCATCTACACACTCACCGAGGTCAAGGCCCCTGAGGGCTACAACCTCCTGAGCGAGCCAGTTAAGGTCACTGTCGGGTCTGATGGTGTGCAGGCAGTCTCCAAGCAGTCTGGTGCTGTGTTTGACGCCAGCCAGACCGGACGGGACGGCGACAGCCACTTCACGGTCGTCAACTACACTGAGGGGCAACTCCCCTTGACCGGTTCGCCTTTGACGGACTGGTGGAAGGTGTGGACAACCACTGGGGCTCTGGTACTTGCCGCTGGCACGGCGTTGGTGTATGCTTGGTCGCTGAGACGTCGAGAGAACTGAGGAAACTCTAGGTGACAAGCACTAAAACTGCCAGGCAGGCTGGGGTAAAGAAGCAGAAAATGCTGATTGCCCTGGCCTGCCTGGTGTTCATTATCGCTGGCGTGGTGCTTGGGTACGCGCCCATAGCGACGGTGGTTAACAACCTGAGACAGCACCAACAGTCCCAGGAGTACAGCCAGCAGATCGCTAGACGCGAGAGCACCAGTGAAGGCAAGGCTTTAAACAAGGTTGCTATTCAGAAGGCCAGAGACTACAACAGCACCCTGAACGGGATCCCGATCCTTGACCCGTTTCTGGATGAGGTTGAGGACAGTTCAGCCAAGTATCGGCAGTATCTTGGCGTTCTTGCCGACTCTGACGTGATGTCTAGGATTCGTGTTGAGTCTGCTGGAATAGACTTACCTGTTAGACATGGAACAGATGACTCGTCTATCGCAACCGGAGCAGGACACGTCTACGGGACCGCCCTTCCTGTTGGCGGAGAAGGTAACAGGTCGGTTCTGACAGCCCACACAGGAATGCAGTCAGCGACCCTCTTTGATAACCTGGTAAAAGTCAGAAAGGGCGATCTGATGGTTGTTGACACGTATGGCGAGAAACTGACTTACAAGGTGACTGACATACGTACTGTTCTACCATCTCAGTCTGACGCCTTAACTGCTGTTGCTGGTAAGGACCTGTTGACACTGATGACCTGCACTCCATATGGTGTCAACACCCACAGACTGCTTGTAACTGGCGAGAGAGTACCAAATCAACCTGAGAAGTCAGGATCGTCAGTTGTGTCCAGTGAGGTTGCTGACTTGTCACTGATGATGAAGGCCATGGCTGTTATCTCAGTGATGCTTGTTGTGGCTGGACTACTGGTTCCGTTTGCTGCCAAATCGGGGCGCAGTAAAAACAACTCAGATGACAGCAGTCAGAACGCAAAATAGACGTAACTTCTTGACACAAAATTCATTCTCGGTGTATGAACTGACAGAAGTGTTTTTAGGAACAACATTGAGATAGATAGAACGCTGAGAATATGTGTTGTCATAGCAAGAGAAGATGGATATTTGCCATTAACTTTCTGTTTGCTTTCTTAGTGTGTTCTGAGAGGTTTTGTCATGTGTCGTGTTGGTAAGCGCTGTTCCTGGTACCTGAATCACCAAAAGGAGTACAACGCGAAACGTCGAGCCAGGTATGCTGCTTCCAAGAAGGCGAAGGCTGAGGGCATTACCATGCAGGAGGCAATGATCGCTTTGTATGGTAATGACGACATGATGCCAGGTAAGACCGATCCTAAGGCGACAGCGCTTGCTCACAAGAAGTTCCTCTCTGAGAACAATGTCCTAAGTCTGACACAGGATGGCGACAAAGACTTCGCTAAGAAGATTGCTGACATGACTACCAAGGAGTACAACTCTTCTGAGGAAGCCACCAAGGAGTTTGAGAAGGCCAAGCAGGAGGCCGCCTCAAAGTGGCCTGACGGGTATATTCCTCCCAAGGCAGGTGATGATGCCTCTGGTTTAGTTGTTCGTCCTGAAAACATTGGCAGGGACTGGTCTGATGCTCCAGTTGTAGGAAACGGGATTGCTCCATATGTTGATGACATGGGGCTTGTGAATGAGCCGAGCAACATTGAGAATGTGGATCACTCGTTCGCCAAGTACTATGCTCCACGTACTGTTTCTGGTCGTATTGACCCTGACCTGCTGAATGAGAACTCCTGGAAGAACTTTGGTCTCAAGAGCGATGAGGACTGGAATGACTATCTCTATGGGAGTGAGAAGTCTGAGTCAACTTATGAGAGGTGGTCTGAGGATGAGATGAGAGGCATGTCTCTTGGCGAGAAGACGTGCTGCAGAATCTTTACCTCACCGGCCTATCAAGAGTATGCTGACATCTTGTATGGAAATGATGTCCCATCAAGTGATTCTTTTGAGAAGTTCAATGACAGTCCTGATGCCTTTGACACAGAGGACGAGTACTATGTTCAACTTCTCAGGAACGTCAGTACTCGTGATGCTGTCAAGCAAATCACCGAGAACCTTGACTTGGCTATGAGTAACGCTCCAAAGAAGCAGCGAGTTGTCTATCGTGGTATTGGTGAAGAGTCAAAGATGCTCCTGGACGCAGGGGGGGTCGATAATTGGCTCGCAGATCACGGCCAACTCGGTCAGACGATCTCGTTCAGTTCTTACACATCTACTTCATCATGTATCTCTGTGGCGCGTAACATGTCAGGTAACGACAGCAGTGGTATGCTGTTTGAGATTCTTACTCCTGAAGGTGTTAATGTCACCTCTGTATCTGAGTACAGAAGTGAGAGAGAAGTCCTTCTTCCAAGGAATCAGACATATGTTGTTGTCGGCCACAAGGAAATCGTCAATGATGAGGATTATCCTGAGTACAATCAGAAGGTTGTTCAACTAGTCGCTATCAACTCCAAGGGCGAGGTTCTTGACGGTACCAATGCTGATGAGCCACCGAGCATTGACAGCATCTTGGAGGAGAACAAGAAGCGCATCGAAGCAAGAAATAACGATCCTGAGAAAGAGGAGACGGAATCAGAAGAGTCAAGTGACTCCTGGTCCTACTCTGGTCTAGAGTACTGAGATGTACTTCACATGTAAAGCACTTGATAACCTAAAAACAGATGTGCTATGATAGTGGCATACAGAGGAGAGAACGCATGTTCCTCCATACTACGACGAAGAGGAGACAAAAAATGAGCAAGAACGCACAGACCGGAATGATTGACGTCCCTAAGTACGGGGACCTTCGAGACCTGATGGTTTCTAAGGACACTCGTGCAGCCCGTCAGAAGGCTGTTGACGTGGCTGAGAAGGTTGTTCAGAACCGCCTTCATGAGGACACTGACGAGAACTGACTGACAGAACACAAGAACCATGGTAGTGTGACACCAAAACCTCTAAACAGAGAGTGGTTGACACTACCATGGTTCTTATTGTATAATATACTGACATCGTTTAAATACTAGACAAAATCAGTCACCAATCTACCAGGAGAGAGATATGTTGGACTTTATTCTTACCGGCAACAGTGAAGGTCGGACACTGACGGTCGCTTTCCCGGACTTCAGTACCCGAGTCTTCACTGAGGAGACTCCGGGTTTTGAAAACATTATTGATGTCATCTTAGATCAGACCGGGGATGACTTTGAGACGGCTGACCTCATTATCTCCATTATTGCGGATGATAACACTGACGATCCTGATTCTGTCTGCCCTGACGACTGCACCTGTGAGGATAATGTTGATCTTGTTGACAATGATGTTCCGTCACTGAAATCTATTATCTGTGACCTTGCCAGGATGTTTGAGAGCGAAAATAGTGAAGAGGTCAATTCTTCCAGCAAGAGTGCTGACATCCCTGACACTGATACTCAGCCTCTCTCCTCTGGAAAGACTGTAGAGTCGAATGACAACTACAAGGAATCCGAGATTGACAGCAGTACAGATGACGACAAGTCTCATGATGCAGACAGCAAGAGCGTTCCTGTTGACTCTCTGGAGGATCTGCTTGCTCTGCTAGGTATCAATCTCACCACAGAAGACGACACAGTTAGTGATGACAATGATACTTCTGGTTCTGAGCCTGAGAGTCACTTCTGCAATCGGGCTTGTAGCGACGTTATGAGTAATTATCACCACGAGGCAGAATATGGCGATGCTGAGTCAGATCTGAGCAATAGTGACGACAGCACTTCTGGCGCTGAGGCTGACCAGCATGAGAGCACACCTGGTAGCAATGGCAGCCCGTTTGCCGGCACCATCAACAGTGTTGTGCTTGGTAGGGTGATTCCAGTTCGTATTCCTGTCAGTCAGGCGAACTTCAGTGGATACACTGGCCCTGGCCCATTCATGAGGATCTGACAGAAACTTGTTCTCTGTGTGATGATGACTGTACGATAACACGATCTCGTCACCAGAAAGACCAGCACAGAGAACAAGCATCTCTAGTCTTCGTTAAGATTGAAGCGTCGTGCATGATGTTTCTTAGAACTCTCCATCAAAGGAGACTCTGTGATTCATTATGACGATGCTTCAATTTTTTTGATCTATCATGTGTGCTTATTTTGATCTGAAGGCGGTTTCGTTCCATGAGCTCATCTGTTTCCTTGAAGCCGTTCTTTACTTATTTTGGTGGAAAGTTCCGTGCTGCTGGTAGATACCCGAAACCAGAGGGAAATCTCGTTGTTGAGCCATTCGCTGGTGCTGCTGGGTACTCTGTAAGAAACTTCTCACCGTCATTGAAGGTTGTACTCAATGATCTGGATGAGAAGGTTGCTGGCACATGGGACTACCTAATCAGAGCAAGCAGTGATGAGATTATGAGCCTACCTGTCTATGATGGCACCTGGGAGACAGTTGATGACATTCTGGGTCTGTGCCAGGAGCAGAGATGGTTGATTGGCTGGCACCTGAACAAGGGTAGTGCAGCGCCGTCTAAACGTCCGTCAAAGTGGATGAGACAGTCTCTTGAAGTTGGTGAGAGTGTTGGTGCCAACTACTGGGGTGAGAAGATTAGAAGCCGTCTGGCTAGACAGGTTGAACTCATCAAGCACTGGGAGATTCACCATGGAGATTACCGAGATCTGTCTAATTACAAGGATGCGACGTGGTTCGTGGATCCGCCATATCAGGTTGCTGGAAAGGGTTACAGGACGAACAAGATTGACTACAACGATCTTGCTGAATGGTGCCAGAGCAGAGACGGACTGACTATCGTGTGTGAGAACAGTGGTACTGACTGGCTACAGTTTAAGCCACTTGGTGACATCAAGGGAACTGCTGGTAGGTACAGGTCTGGAGTTTCGGAGGAAGTCGTTTGGGTCAATAGAAGTCACAAACATTAGAGTAGTCACTAAGGAGACGCCTGACTGTCGCCTGCAGTCACACTAATCCACTATACTTCCTTGATTTGTAGTATCACTAACTGTGTGTTATAATACACTATATAGATGATGCTGTTAGTCAATCTTTCAAGAGGAGGTGAGCCTGTGAAGTTCTACGACACGGTGACCAGGTACGGGTTCACCACAGAGAATAAGGTTGATGCAGAGAAGGTAAGTGCTGATCTTGCTCAGATGATCTTCTGGATGGCCGAGGCTGAGCAGGATGTGCTTGCCAGTTCAGAGTTTCACGATCTAGCGTTGGAGGCTCTAAAGGGTGACAGGCCGACTGGATCACTGAATTCCTGGGGTAGAAAGAAGTTGTCTCGTTACGACTTTGAGTTTCAGAGACACAATATGAATGAGGTGCTGGTTACTAATGTGGTTAGCGTCCTAGAGGCTTACGCCGTCTCGGTTGGTCTGTTCCAGGTGATGAGTACTCATCCTAAGGAGACCAAGCCAGAGAAAATACTGTCTTACTATAGGAGCACCTATCCTAGCGCCCCACAGCCAACCAGCGGCATGGTTCGTGCTCATCTGAGGCGCTATCACGTCAAAGGTGAACGGAAGGCGTCTCTTCCTGGAGTGAGTGCTAAACTAAACCTGGCAGTGTGTGACACTCACTTTGCTCCTAAGGTTTCTCGAGACAACAATAATCCTTTGAATGTCATTGTTCAAGTGAAAACTCCTAGTTACGGAATCACCAAAATCTTTCTTGGGTTACCAGATAATGAATCACGTTTTGGTGAAGGTAAAGTCTGTAGACCAACCATCCGCCTGAATAACAAGGGTCAGATCGTCTTTGACGTCGCTATTGAGCATGAGACAAAACAGCGAGACACGAATAAGTTTGTTGGTGTCGATCTGGGCAAGATAGAACCTTTCGTCTCTACAGTCATTGATTCTGAGGATAAGCACAGGTCTGCTCCATATCACACTAACTACAAGAGACGGCTCGGTTTACTGGTCAAGAAGGAACAGGAACGCTGTGAACTGGCATCTTACTTGTACGAGAGAGCAGATCTCTGTGAGAGGTATAATCGAACAGACCATGCTGATGTACTGCGTATTGAAGCAAAGCGAGTTAGTGCTAAGGCCACTCGCATCAAGCACGAGATTAACCAGTGCATCGCAGGTCAGGTAGTAGAGATCGCAGATCGGAACGACGCTCATGTCTCTCTGGAGAACCTGTCCTGGCTAGATGCAAAAGGTGGTCGCTGGCCTCACGCGGAGATTCAGAGCAGAATCAAGAACGCCGCTAAGCGCTACGGCCTAAAGGTAGTGAGGGTTAGTGCTAAGGACACCTCCAAAACCTGTTCTCGCTGCGGTGGTAAGACCAGCAACAACTCGAAGACCAGGATTGGTTCCTGCAACACTTGCTGTTTTGAGTTAAACCGAGACGTCTCAGCATCCAGAGAGATTGCCCTTCGAGCAACATCTCCTTCGTCTCGAACACGAGAGAGAATGCGTTCTCTGCTGAGACAGAGACAAGAAATGCGAAGTTCGGCTGCTACGCGGCAGTCGAAGCCGGTCACTGCCCTGAGTGGAAACCAGGGACACACCGGTACCTCGGAAAGAAAATCCGAGGCGACGCTGATGATGGTGAGAGAAACTCTAGACTCTAGAGGATCTCCAACCTAGTCAGCGAGTGTTTTGTTGTTAAGATGTTGATGGTGTAGGCGCTTACTAACGAAGTAGGATTCTGGTGTAGGTTGCTCACACGATTTACCTGACAATCAATCATTACCCAGAAACGAGAGCAAAAAGTGTTATCATGGATTGTTCCTGTAGTTATTGCGTCTTGTGCTTTTGGAATCCTTGTTTCTATTGTACATGGAAGAGGATCTGAGACACTTAAAATTATTGTTCTCTCAATTTTTCTGATTGGTGGAAGTATTTTTGCACAGAATCAGATTGAGAGCATGAACAAAAATTATTCTAGTGCTGATTCAGCATCTACGAGTAGTTCAAGTCAGACCAGTAGTCCGTCTCCATCGCTTTCTGAGACCTCTTCTCAGGAATCAGGCGCTGACCATCATGGACGAGTCAATTAACAAGACAGAGGATCCTACCATCACTTCTTATTGAGGTAACGAGAGTACCATAATTATGTTAACACCGATTATTATAGTTATTGCATTTTGTTCATTAATTTCTGCCGCCTTATTCTTTCTTGGAGATGAAGGATCAGGCACAATAACTCTTTTTATTGGTGCTGCTGTTATTGGAGTAATTCTGTTCTCAGATATGTCATCTTCTAAAGTCAATGAAGAAAAAACGGATGGCAGTTCTCATATTGCTTCGTCAAGAGCATCAGATCGTATTTCTAATTTTCTTTCTTTGAGAGATAGTGAATTCCATGGCAAGAGCAACTGAATCAACATCCTGTCAACACAAAATGACAAGCATGGATTGAGGTGACAACAAAAAATGACTACATCGAGTAGTTATCATGATGAGCACGAGTCATTTCTTACTCAGCGGCAGATGTATAATGATGGCATTGTATATGATCCTCGTGAGATGTTTTCTCGTTTTGCTGAGATGAGTCAAGGTGTCTGGCCTCATTCAGACATTAGGTTCACTATTGTTGGAGACAATGGGGTCTCTTTGAATGTCAGTAAGGATGCCTTTTATCTCAGTACAGATGACGACAGGATTCCTAGTGTAACTGCTGTTGACTTCATGAACAAATACTTTGAAGTGAAGGATGTTCCTGGGTGTCTGGAAATCATCTCAGTCATCAAGGATGTTGAGATTGATGTGGATGTTGAACCAGAGAATTTTGTCAGATTTGTCAAGTCGTTCCTGAGTGGTAAGTCTGAGGTTGTGGGTCTTTCAAGTGTCTACAAACCCTCCTATGCCTACAGGAGGATAGACCTTTTTGCCGATGACGGAACAATGGTTCATGTGTGGTTCCTGATGAATCTGATGACGCATGAGTGCAGGGTCTGTGCTGTTGTTCCAGGTGTGTCTCCCAATCTTTACGTCATATCTCTGGACAGTAAGGACACAGTTCAGGAGAGCGTTGTCTCATATGATCTGTGTCTTATTAACAGGGGCTGGCAGATGGCTGCATGGGATGATGACAGGATGGCAAGGTTTCTTCTGTTTGAAGTAGAGCCAACAGATCCTGAAAGAGTATGTATTGCTGACGAGGGAGTCATGCACGGGTTTAGGACAGCAATCAAGATGTTTACAGAAAAAGAGTGATGAGTAATGGAATTTCTGGGAATCGATTTTGATTTGCGAGTCATGACAATACTTTTCTTCGCTGGGTTTATATTAGCAATAGTTTCCAACCATGTTTTTGGTCCAGATGGTCATGTTTCTCCTGAATTAATCAAAAATGTGCAATCAGTAGTCTCTTTTAATCATGATCCTCATGGTAAAAGCAACTATTAACTTAACAACTATACAAAAGCGTAAGGAGATTTGTATAATGGGATCCAGACGACCAATCATTTTCTTCATAACAATGGCAGTAGCACTTGCAATGCTCGCATTTACTCACGATCTTTTTGGCGAAGGTAAAGACTCTCCTGTCGCTAAAGCCTTGATTGAGCAGGCAGAATCATTAGAAACACAGGCACCTAACCCTTACGGAAAGAGCAATTACTAACCAATAACTTAACATATAGTTGAATACTGAGTTTATGTCAACATTGTTGAAATTGTGTTGAAACACCTTGTTTGACTTTCATCTGGTCCCGTGTTATCTTTGTCACACAAGAGCAATGCATCAAGACGACAGATGTCAACTGAAGAAGAACATGAAGAGGCAGTGTATATGACTGATCATACAGAAGAGTCTGGCAGCGGTCTGGTAGACGATTCTCCAAGGTATGGAGTCAGGTTCCATTATGACGAGAAGACTGGTGTTCCTGTGTGCCCATGGCCTCTGTCACTGAGTAAGGACTATGAGGACATGTTGGATGGTGTGATGTCTCGTCGTCTATTCATTAAGTCAGTTGTCTCCTCAGTTCTTGATGCCTTCAGCAATGACCCAGAACAGAGTAAGAGAGACAAGTGAATATGTTAACATCCTCAACACCCTTAGAGAGTGCCACAAATACAAGAACCAACTCAGAGCACTGCCCTACGTATAACTCGCTAGAGCAATCTGACACATCAGGTACAGAAGGTGGTCATCTACAACTGACCAAGACTGAGAAACAGCACTGGTTACAGGTTCTACAAACATCAAAAACGTTTTTGTTAAACCTTGATGAAGATGTTGACAAGAATCCATGGCGGTACAAGAACGACAAAGACGTGATGACTCTGGCTAGACGATTGGTTGCAGAGTCCAGCAGGCGAGTCAAGGAACGTGGAGTGTCTGTTCTCTATCTGCTGACAATCAGAATTATCATACAGTCGCTCAATGACTTGTCAGATCTGTTTAATGATGGTACACCTGACTGGATTACTGAGTGTGGTATGGCATATCACTCGTTATCCCAGTTCTCAGTCAACTAATCAATTAGATCTCATGTTAATCCTATCTTCCCTAAGTCGCCTGCTTCTATATAAAAACAATGTGTTTTGTATGTATATTATGTGTAAAACATTGCCATCCAGTAAAAGCATTATAAATAACATTAATAGGTGGATATTGTGGTTTTGTTAGTACTCTTTACTATAAGCACTCTGTTAGGTCTGAATCAGACAAAAAATATGTCAACAGAGTGAAAGGGAGTGAGGTAGATGGCAGACGGAACTGGTGGCAGCGATGAGTTCTTCGGTGAGACAAACAACAGTTTTCAGGATGAGTTAGGTAACAGCAGCACGTCAACAACAGGTGCACCAACCATGGGCAATAGCAGTGTTTACTCTGGTAGCACTGAAACCATTACAGACAACCCGCCAAGTGTTTTTACAAGCACATACACTCAGGTCAACCAGAGTCCTGTTTCAATGAGTAATCATGACGGTTTGAATTATGGTAACGATCCTGAGGACTTGAGTAAACCGTTGTATGGGGCTACTTTTTCTCAGGCTGTTGTGAGATACTTCAAGCGCTACGCTCGATTCAGTGGGTACTCTTCAAGGTCTGAGTACTGGTGGGTGTATCTATTCAACATCATCGTGGGATCTGTTTTCGCTGTACTGATGTCAGTGTCGTTCCTTCCTATGATGTATGCGTTGTCTCTTGCGCATGAGACACCTGACGGAGCACTGCTGTTCCCAGATGGTGGAGCATGGGCCTTGATGCCACTGACTATTATTGTCATAGTGCTGACAATCTACTCTCTGGCGACACTTGTTCCTACAATCGCCTTGACAGTGCGTCGTATTCGTGATACTGGTCGTGACTGGCCCTGGATCTTTGTCGGGTTCGTTCCATACATCGGTGGGCTGCTGGTTCTGCTTCTGTGTGCTCAGAAGACCGACATGAGTCAGCACAGACCGGAGTGGGAGGACAACTCACCAGGAAAGCCAGTAGATACATCCCATTCAGGTCCGCAACCAACCAGCGTCCTGTCATGAGTCAACTTGCCTGGCAGCAATGAGACGAATGAGTGTCAAGTCCACTGACGTCACATCATCCGCTTGACCGCACTTGATTTGTGTGATACAATTACATATTTTCAGCAGAAGTGCTTCCATCTAGAGAGACAGAGTTCTTAAAAACTGGAAGCACTTCTGCTTGCTTAATGCTCTCGTTTGAGGTATAATGTGGTCAGTTTCATATAGTTGCTGATACATGTCAATCAGGTCAAAAGAGATCACATCTTCTATCTCTTCTTGACTTTGATGGATCACAAAGGTGAGAGTGAGATAGGTATGACCACTGTTTTTGACGATCTGCAGAATGAGTATGACAGTCTTGACGTGCTGTTTCCTCTGGAGTATGACTCATCTGTGGGACTGAGGAAGGATGTTCTGGATCCGTTGGAGGACTTCTCTCGGTCTCTTCGTAACCTCTACAACTCGTTTGGTGGTTGGCGTGCTGGTGTCTCGGATGAGGAGGATGAGAGGTATGCAGCCAGGGTGCTTCAACTGACCCGTATCGTCAAGGCGGCGTACAGTATTGATGCTATTCAAATGCTCATCAGGTATGGCAACAACTCTCCGTTTCCTGATGATTTGACTCAGATTCTGGTGACCAAGATCTCCGCCTTGTCTAGGTTCTCAAGAAACAGTGTCAACACCATCGTTCAGGATGTCAAACGAATTCGTACAAAGAGTGTGTATGATGATGCTGTAAAGTCTTTTGTGTCGCTTTATGAACCTAGTGCATACAGGGTTGATCTGTCTGTCTACCAGCAGTCTGAAGAGACTCAAGAGGACTCTGATACTGACTATGATGATCTGGAACTTCCGAACCTTGATGACAGTGATGATGAGAGTCTTTCTGATGAAGACTCTCAGTACGAGTCAGGAGATAACATCTCGGATGATCCTGATAGCAGGAACTCTGATGCATCAAATGATGGTACTGACTCAACAGATGTTGACACTAATGAGAGTTCTGTTGATGAGTCAGATGATCGCAATGAATCTGATGAGAAGTACTTCTTGACTCATGATCAGAACATTGTCAAGGTGAGTGAGATGGCCGAGGCGGCTGAGGAGGCCAGGCAGTCCATTCTTTCCGCTTTGAAGGAGCAGAGCATTTCTCACGTTGTGGGCATTGAGTAGAGCAGGAGGTCACTTTCTTGAATCAAGTTATCAACTCTGTTATCACTACTTTTGCTCAGTATGTAAGTTCTCAGAGCAGCCAACCTATGCCGCCACCTCCTGTTGACCCACCTCCACCAGGAATGCCTGTTTGGGTGATTGTTCTTGTTATCATTGGTGTTGTTCTTGCTGGCGTGAGTGCTTACCTGTGGTCTCTGTGGAAGTCAAGGCAGAGGATCAAGCCAGCATCTATCGTGAAGTCGATGTCACATGACTTTGAGAAATCCACCTACATTGACTACATGCTGAATGAATATGTTGCCAAGTTACTGAAGGACAACGAGTCGCTTATCTTGTCGTCAATTGAGTCAGGTAGTAAGAACACTCTTGAGGCTTGACGGCTGTAAACTTATCTGTTATAGTGTAATCAATCTTGAATGTTTGTCAATAGATATTGGTATACACCACAGATAAGCACTACAGAAAGGGTTTGTTGTGGGTTGGGTTCGAGTGAAGAAGGCTGCCGAGATTCTTCGGATGTCTCCAGAGACGGTTCGTCAGTGGTCTAACACTGGGAAGATTGAGTGTCAGAGGTCGGCTGCTGGTCAGCGTGTCTATGATGAGGACTATCTGAGGTCTCTGGTTGATCCTGAGTCAGAAGAATCCTCAACACAACATGTTTTCTATGTTCGTTCCTCCAGTGGGCAGGATACTCCCATGGAGACTCAGAACAAGGCTCTGGAGTTAGTGTATGGAAAGCCCGTGAAGGTTTTCAGTGACAAGGCTTCAGGGCTGAACGAGCGGCGTAAAGGACTTGCTGCTCTGCTGAACTGGGTGAGTGAGCACCCTGGAACAACTGTCTGTGTGACTGCTAAGTATCGTCTGACCCGGTTCGGTTTTACCTATCTGGAGATGCTTATTCAAGACCGTAATGGGAAGGTAGTTGCTCTAGATGATGAGACGACAAAGGAGCCACACGAGGCTTTAATGGGCGACTTTATGGCTCTGCTTGCGTCCTTCTCTGGTCGTTTCTACCGTATTCGAGGCTGGGATCAGCAACGTCGTCTGCTTGCTGATGCTGGGGACGTTATTAATGAGAGGTCCAGTAAGAGTGCCTAGCGTGAACCGTGCCTATCCTCGTCGCCCGTATGCTTGTTTTGACGAGGATGGTAAGGGTGTTGATCTGCATGACGTCTTGGAGGAGATTCGCTGTGAGGCGACGGAGTGTGCCAGGCAGGCGGCTAAGCACCTGACATGGAAGAACATGATCAGGGTTGCCAACTACAAGGGTCTGAAGCCCTCTGTGGCTGGTAGCATAATGGGTATTCGGATTCCGCCTGGGAAGAGGTCGAGAGGCCGGAGCCGTTTTGAGCGCATGGTGCGCGAGTACGCCGTGTCTCAACTGCGTTCCTGGAACGAGCGCTTTCTGGCCTACAGAGGTGGATCCAGCAAGTACGTCAGTGCTGGTTGGAGACGTACTGCTAATGTGCTCCCGCCAAGGACTCTGGCGCCCCGGCTGTCGTTATCAACCACTGACAATCAGTACTACTCCATCAGTGTTGATGGAAATACCACTGTCCTGAGAATGGTGGTCACTGGTCGTTGGGTGAGCCTGTGCTTCAAGACACCAAGCCGTTTCCTGGAGGCTGGTGTTCGTCCTATTGCTCCTGACATCACTGTCGATTATCGCGGGAGAGTCATGTTCAACTGGTTTACTGAGGTGCCTGTTGAACGTGCCGAGTTCTCTGATCGTTATGTCGTCGGTGTGGATGTCGGTCGAAACAGTGCAGCGTTCTCTGTGGTAGTGGATGTTACGACTGGTGATGTCGTTGAGGCGTCAGGCGGTAACCGACGGATCAGGACCTTGGAGAACAGAATCTCACGAACAGAGCGCCAGATCAGGAGTCTTCACGGAGCAGGGCGCCACGATGAGGCGTCCCTGCACAGGGAAGGTCTGGCGAACCGACGTAACGAACTGTCTATCCTGGTAGGTCAGGAGGCCGCCGACCTGTCTTTCAGGTACGATAACGCTCTTGTTGCTGTGGAGGATCTTTCAGGTATTCGTAACACGATGAGTCATGGGCGCTGGGTGAGAGGCCAGATGGTTCAACGATCCGTAGACATGGTTGAGTCTAACGGAGGACGGATCCTGAGAGTCAACCCGGCATACACGTCACAGAAGTGCCACGTGTGCAACACTCAGATGGACATGAGAGACAGCAGGAGACCTAGGTGCCTGGTGTGCAAGGTCACCTGGGATCGGGACGAGAACGCCGCTGTCAACATCGCCAAACGCGCTCCACACGGTAAAGCCTGCTCCACAAGAAGGAAGATCGCAAGCACCAGACGCCTAAGGAACTCAAAAGGATCGATAACAACACTGAGGCATCCGTTGTCTAAAGGCAGACCGACTCCTAAGGCACCACAGAACAGACCTGTTAGCCATGAACTAGAGCACTCCAGACGGGCTCGGCACGAGAAGCGGAAGGAGGGTACAGTAAACAGCACGACGTGCGCGGTAGGCTGGTCGCCAGTCAAGTAGGACTGACGTGAGCGTTCCTACCGTGGGGTCCTCCTGTGAGGACGTACAGACAACAAGCCGCACGACTACACCTTGCTCAGACACTGCATGTCGCAGAGAAACCAAGGTCTAGTCATACGCTATGGATGAGTTGTCTAAGGCGGTTGTCTCTGGGGCGCCAGTCAGAATGATTCACTCAGTGAAGCGACTGAACTCAATAGTTGAGTCACTTGGTGGCAGTGGTGTTAGAGCAGAAGTTGTTGAGTCGTATGTGTCAATTAAAACTCCTTCTGTATCACATGTTGTCAGTCATTTAGCATCTTGACTTTTATATCAATCTGTTTATGTTGATGGTTAACTGCTATTGCCTATCCATCTATTTGATAAATGTTTTTGAAAGAAGTTCTAGATAATGCTTAGTTTCATTGTTGGTGTGTCGCTTCTATCTGTAGTTGTTCTTTTAATCGGGCTGGTGAGATCTGCCTATAATGTCTCAACAACCACAAAAAGCATTACAGATAATCTGAATGGATACAGAGAATCCAAGATGAATTTTAGGGGATCTTATGTCTCCGATGAAGAGTTCTGGTTGAGCGGATTCAGTATCTTTGACTTCATCCAACGATTCACTGATAATGAGATCAGGTACTCTGGTTTTTACACTCGTTTGTTCTTTGAGGGCCTTTACGAGACTGCTATTACGATGCGTGAGAATAATAACTACATCAAACCCGAGTACATTACAGAAATCAACAAAATCCTAGAGGCAGTTGACAAGATTACTGATAATCCTGACTCACGAGCACTACTCTGCTCAAATGACAGAGCGATGAGAAAAATATTTCGGAAACTGATGTTCAGGGTTGGCAAAGTTCAGAAGAAAATTAAAGAAGATGCACAAAAGCGTGAGAAACAGAAAGCACATGCTGGAAGAAGTGCTGCGCTGGAGATTGTCAGTCATCTTGATGAAGAATGTGATGACAAGAATCCAGAGATTGTCTTTGGTAAAATCGGAACCGGGAAGACCATATCTGTGTACTCTGACAATAATGACTCACCTGTTGATGCTGACACAGTAACCTTTGATGCGCACAATCATGTTGATGGTAATGAGGAAGAGGATCTGGACAATGAAGATGTTTGGTCTCTTAGTGAGAATGTGGATGGATGAATAGAGAATGAACTTTCTTATTCCTATACTTGTAGCAGTATTTGCTTGGATTGCCATTAACCACAGAGCAATCTTCTCTTCTGAGAACAAAACTAAGAGTGGTGACAAACTAAAGGTTAAAAAGATTGTAGAGTCCTGTGTCAATGGTTTAAAGGATTCAGCGTCTTCATATATACCAAGATTCTTGTCAGATCCTGAGTTGTATAACTACATCCTGCTCATTAACTCGTACTACATCAATGACTCTCTTCTTGCCAGGATGTTGTCACATGTTAGAGATGTTCACATTGAGAACGAAAAACTGACTGGCGACACGGACTGCTTCAAGATGGTGGATGACCATATCTCAAAGAAGTTGGAGGAGTTCAAGGAGAAGAATGATGACGAGGACATCTTCAGTTACAACTCCTGGCAGATGAAACCAGCAGCGATTGAGTTGCCTGTGACTATATTTAATGCATCTGATGCTGCCAAACTGGTCTATCTAACTCAGGGAGATAGGGCTATAGACATGCTTTGTGATCTCAGGATGCCTCCAAGTGGTCAGCCATACCCAGAGATTAATGAGTTCACTCGCTCTTTGGTCAGATTCTATAACGCATATGATAATGTGTATCCAGTTGTTGGTTCTGGTTCCACTCCTGAGGCTAAGCAGGATCTTATTCCAATTAGAAAGATTCTGGAGTCATGTGCAAGCATTCTCAATAACACTGACTTTAAGAAGTTTTACATGACTGACAGAGAGGAACTTCCAGATCAGATTAGGTCCTTGTTCAATGACATGACCTCAAAGGTTGATGAACTGACTGATGGTATGAGTGTCAGTATGCCTGATCTACTGAGTGATGATGACAAAGTTGACTCAGTTGTTGAGCAGGCTCGTCAGATCGCTGGACTTGATAAGAAGATTGGTGATCAGGTTCAGGCAGACAGTTCCAGCGACGGTCAAGCATCTCTGAAGTCCTTGTTTGATGAGGATCTGTGGGATACTGGATCTAGCGTCTCTTCGGGCGATGATGAAACTGATGACGAGAGTTCTGAGGATGATGACGAGTCTCTGGATGCTGAATCAGAGTGGTCTTCTGTGTGACATGACTTGAGATCTTGCTTACACTTGCGTCGCTCTGCTTGATTGCGGGGCGGCATCTGTGTACTCTTTTTATGCAGGCACAACCAGTGCTTGTGTGACATGCACATCAAAAGTGCAATAGTAAAGGAGAGAGTTACAGATGCCAATTTGTGGAATTGCAACCATTATTATTGTTGGGATCCTTGGTTTAATGGGGCTTTATGGAATTTGTTCTGTTGTTTTTGCTGATGATAGTAAAAACTCTACTATCAACAAGAATGATGACAATAACGACAAAAATAAAACAAAAGATACCAAAAGCGTATCAGAGATCAACAAGAAGAACACACTTGACGACAGTATTAGGATCAAGCGTCGTCTTAATTCACCTCGTGGTAGTGCTCCCGAGTGGAACTCTCCTCTGACAGACCCTCAAGAAGAGAGGAGCCTGTACTCAGAATACATCAGTTTTGTGGAAAACTCTGAAAACAGGAGTTTTGTCAAAAGTTTGCGTAATTTTCCGATGTATGCACAAGTCTTTGCTGCTGGATTTGGCTTTGAAAAGCAGTGTAGGGAGTCACTAGATGTTGACCCTGATTCTAGCGCCTTCAAGATCTTTGCAAAGTATGCCAAGTCGTTTGCTGGCATTGGAAACCCTGGATTTCCTGACGAGTTCTATCATACTTTCAATGACGCTCTTTATGTTCGTTTTCTTTATGAGAAGACTGATTTCTACTCTCATCTTGAAACACCTGATTTCAACAAGTGCAAGCAAGACCTGGATCAGGTTCTTGGAACGTTCAAGGGTATCGCCAAGAAGATTGCTAAGGTGACTCCTTATCCTGGTTTCAGTTACAATTCTGAGAACGAGGAGATGAAGATGAACCTAGAGGAGTTTATCAAGTCTTCCAAGGACGTTGTTGAGAGATCCGTTGACATCTTCAACTCTTTGGTTGACGAGCACAACGTTCTTACAGAGAAACTTATCGCTGAGGAAAAGCGGAAGCAGCAGGAGGAGCGTGCTATGAGACAGAAGAGCACTGAGGACGAGATTGTTGCAACTCTTTCAGTTGGTACGTCTCAACTCTCTAGTAGTGCAGCAAGGCGCAAGGATCTCAACTCTCCTGTGTGGTAATTGCCATCCAGCCAAACATATTTATTCACATCATTTCAATATGCTTGTGAATAGATATGTTTGTATCTGATAAATGATAGTCGTTCTCTGTGTGTATTAAGTTTTGTGAGGTCTGGTTCATGAAGTTTCATCTGAAGTATGACAAGCCTATGGAGTGTGAGGCAAAAACTCCTGAATCATGTCCATATGACTCCATGGATCATGCCAGTAGCAGGCTTGAGGCCAGGCGTATTTTTGAGAGACAGAATGAGCACAATCTGTTCAACTTTGGTTCTAGGTCGTCTGCTGCTGCCAAGGTGAGGCGTTTTGTTGCTGTGGCTGGTGTGCTGGTGTCCGCGTTCTCTGTGGCTGCTTGCGGAACTCTAGATACGGATGAGCAGACAGACTGGAAGGCTTACGAGCAGCAGCAGGCGGACAAGTCTAGACAGGAAGCCAAAGAAAAGGCTGGAAAGGTTTATGATGACGCCAAGGACTACTCTCAGAAGAAGTGGGATCAGGCTAAGGAGAAGGCTAAAGGACTGACTGACGGATCTGGGAGCAGTAGTGATAACCAATCGTCTGAGTCCGATTCCTCGTCCAGTGACAGCAGTGGTGGAGGGTCAAACTCTGGTGGTGATGACATCTTCTTTCAAGGTAAGCCTCTCAAGCCTACTGCTGAGGAGGTTGACACCGCCAAGGAACAACTGGCTTCCCTGACTGTCGCACCAGAGAATGACGCCAGTGACTACAACCGTAAGGAGATGTTTGGGGGCTGGGACGATGGTACGGTCTCTGCTGTTGAGATGAGAGACATTCCTAACGGCACTTTTGATGATAATGGTCGTGCTGAGGATGGTTCAGCATTTGTGGATCCATACACAGGCAGGGTTGTCACCATTGTCAAAGGCAGTAGTCATGACGCTGATGTGGATCACCTTGTGCCGCTGAAAGAGGTGTACAGGTCGGAGAAGAAGGGCATGAGACTGACTGTCTACCAGCGCCATCAGATTGCTAACGACCTTGACAATCTGCAACTGGTTGGCTCAAAGGAGAACCGGTCTAAATCAGACAAAGATCCTGCTACATATATTCCGTCGTTTGAGCCAAGTCAGTGTCAATACGTCATGAGTTATGTCAAGGTGAAGTATAAGTACAAGGAGAATCTGACTGTGGATCAGAAGGAGCGTGATGCTATCATGCGTACTCTTGACTCCAAGTGTGGATAAAGAGCGAGCATCCATCTTTTACTGAACACAGGTGTTGACAACAAGGTATTTGCCTCATCAGAACAACCTTTCAGATATGTTTTTACGTATTGTAGGAATATGTTTGAAAGGTTATTCTAGTATGGCAACACTGATTACTCCTGAGAGCGGTACTGACTGGGATCACGTGGATCTTTTTCTTGCTGGTGGTATCTCAAACTGTCCTGACTGGCAGAGCGAGGTAATAAAGATGCTCGGTGATACAGATTTGAACATCGCTAATCCAAGGCGTCCTTACGGGTTAGAGAAGACTGGTGACGCTGCTGCTAAGCAGATTGCCTGGGAGCATGAGATGCTGAGCCGTGCTGCTGTCACTTTGTTCTGGTTCCCTGCTGGAGCGATACAACCGATTGCTCTGCTTGAACTTGGTAGGAAGATGACTGAGAACAAACCTCTGGTTGTGGGTGTTGACGAGTACTATGAGCGCAGGTTTGATGTTGAGCAGCAACTACAGTTGGAAAGAGAAGAGAAGCCGCTCTATGATCTGGCCGAGGTTGCCAAGACAGCGGCTGAGAAGTGTTACCAGGTAAAGACACAAGCAAGCTAAATCACCCTAAAGGACTCAGATCGCAACGCTCACAGAACAACCAGCACAACACTCACAAGGTGCTGGTTGTTCTGTATATGAGAGGATAGGTATGACACAGAATCCCATTGTGAACAATCTCATCTATTATCACCTTGAAGAGTTGCACGTGTTGTTGTAGTGTGTAAGCAATAGGTTTGAGTGCTGGACTAAAACACTCACAGAGACAATACTACTTTCATTCAGGGGAAGAGAGAACATCATGACTACTACCACGATCGTTGAGCGCAACTTCTTTAAAAACGTTTTGGGCGCCCACTGCCTATCTCTTGGCGAGTATGTCTTTGATACTCTTGGTGACTATGTTCTTGAGTTTGACACAGAGGCGATTAAGAACAAGATTCTTGATGGTGTCAATGAGATTCTTGAGCCATATGACATGACACTCTATCCTAATGGTGAGATTGTTGGTCCTGTTCTTGGTGAAGGCGAGGAGCGACCTGATCTGGAGGCCCTTTTTGAAGACACTGACATCATTGACTTTGACCTTGATGAGTTTGAGATTAAGCCGCATCACCAGTGGTCTCTGATTGCAGAGGATCTTCAAAAGGATGCTGTCACTCTGAAGACCTCTGTTCCAGTTGATCCGTATTCTGATGAGATTGCTGCAACGATTTGGTTTCACGTGTATATGGATGATGACCTGAATGTTCGTCCGTCATTCAGCGTATGGCCTCGTGGTGAGCGTGTGTACACCACTGAGGATGTCTGGGACTGGCCTGTGGTTGAGAAGTATGTTCCTCGCTCCCAGTGGCCTGAGGGAACTGGTGATCGTGGCGCTGGTGAGGTGATGTCTCAGAGTCGCAACGCTGACCCCGCCGTCCTGGCTGCAGTCAATGATGTTGTTTGTGACAATGTTGGTCAGGCGTCCTCGGTTACTCGTTACTATGTGACTAACTCCAACTGATAGCATAGTAAGCCAGAACAGCAAATACACAACTCGCTTGTCAAATCTAGATATTTCCGTCTCAGTTTCAATGGTTTGAAACCTGCTGAAAAGTTACCTTTAAAGCAGGTTTCTCTACTAATAATTTTGAGGCGGATGTTGTGAGTGATGTCAAGTATGCTGTTGAGTGCATCTCAGTGACAGAGATTCCTGGTAAGGATGCTGTTGTCGTTCTGAATGAGAATCTGTTTAGTCCACTAAGAGAAGATCCTGACGAGTTCACAGGTCTCATCAGGTCTTTCTGCGTGATGGCTCGTGCGCAACTGTCTCAAGATCTTGCCAGCACTGGTTCTGACAAACTTGTTCCTGTGTCTGATGAGAAACGTCTGTCTGGAGTTATCATGGAGATTGTGATGGCTCTGGGAGACGATGGCGGGTTTGTTCTACTGACTCGCTATGGCGGTAGGGTTGACCCTGGAAAGTCTCTCAGAGAGGCTTTGATACATTCCATGGAGGTTGTCTCTGTGGTTGAGGCGCAGTATTCATAAACACGTCTATCAGAATACTTCTCGTTCCGTTGTCTTCATTCCGTGGACGTGTTTGAGCATCCTGCCTTGTTTTGTAGATGCTTCTATGCTATAATGATAGTAATAGTGCTTGATTCTGAGCAAAAAACAGAAAGGACTTTGATCTATGGGAAAAAACACTGAAGGTGAGACCTCTAAGGCACCGAATGAGATTTACGTCATCATCAATAGGTTCACTGGATCGTTTCTGACCGGTGGTGGATCATCTACTCGTCCAAGTGCTCACGTCTATAGCACTAAGCGTGAGGCCGAGCGTTATCTTCGTCGGTTGACACCACTGAGGATGCTTGATGACGACGGGTACTACATGAATGTCTCTGCGTCTGAATCGTATGAGGTCGTTAAGTACACTCTCTGAGAATGAGTTCAGATCAGAATCTTATAGAACACGGAAGAGGCGGGTTTACCTTAGATGTCACGGCACAAGGAACTTGACAGGGGTTTTTCGCCAGGAGCGATCCTGTTTGATGACGACTTGCTGACAACTCCTCCAACGTTTGAGGAACTTCTTTCACAGTCAATGCTAAGTATCCTCAGGTCTGTCTTTGAGTACTCTGGTGACACTGCTGATGCTGTCTGTCTGTTCATTGAGTTCAATCGGTTCTCTGATGATGTGTCCTATATGCCGATGTTCCGTTATGGTAAGGACTTCTATAACGCTGATGAGATTTCTGTCATGTCTGAGAACAGCAAGTCAACAGATGTAGACAACAGGTCTGAGTCCTGGCTTGATGACTTGCTGAGGGACTACATCACTAATAGCCTTGTTCCGTTGTATGGCCGTCATCACAAGATGATCCCAACACAGATCTGGGTGTTCTACGATCTGGTTGAGGAGAAGCACACTGACGAGATGGCGATTCATCTTCATGTCATGTACGATCTGTCCACAAACAACGAGACCAGAGTCTCAGACATTGACGAGTCTGTCAGGTCATGGGTGTCAAGAACCATGAGCATCCATTCAGTCAGTGTCCAACCTAACAGGGGTAACATCAACTAGGAGAGCATCATGTGTGCTATGGTGCTCAAAGAGCAGAGTAAAGGAGTGAGTTCTTCCATGAGCACTAATGAGCATATGTCAAAAGATTCAGCGCTTACGACAAGTGCCAGTGACACAAATGACAGCACTCTTAAACTCAAGATTCAGTTCACTCCTCGTGGTTTCGGCATGACCTACAACTGCTGGCTCATGCGAGACGGAGTGCCAGTGTCCTACGTCAAGGTTGGTGATGCTGAGGAGGACGGAGTTGTTGACCTGTATGAGATTGAGACTCGTCCTGGCTGCCGTCGTATGGGTTACGCCAAGGAGATTCTTGAACGTGTCTCCAAGACTCTTGGTGTAGAGATTACTCATGATGGTGGATACACCCCTGACGGTCTTGCTGCTATTGCGCCTCTGTTTGAGAGTGCAGAGACGCTGGAGTCAAACCCTGTTGCTGATTACTCTCCTCAGTCGTTCGTGCTTGACTGGGACAAGATGATCCCAAGGATTGGTTGACTCAGTGAAAGTGGTGATTTTCTCATCTGTCACCACGAACAAGGAATGCAGATAACACAAAAGACCTGAGATGATAAATTTCTCAGGTCTTTTGTGATTGCCTGCTAAAAGTCAGTTATCATCCATCAATCATCGTACTCATCCTCGTCATCGTCTGGGCCGTAGTAGTACCCACCACTCTTTGAGGGGCCAGATGACCAGTATCCAGGCTCACCAGCATATTCCTCACGAGAGTCAAACTCGTCTGAGTCAAAGGCGTCATCATTGTACACGTCGTCAACAGAAGCCCCCCTGTACGAACGTAGGTAGTCTTCTGCGTGGCTTCGACGGGCCATGTTGTGTTTTCTCCTTGATTGAGGATGTTGTTTCTGATTGATGCCTCAGTGAGCATGAAGTATAGAGTGCAAGAAAACCTCTTGCTGTCTTCTTATCACTGAGTCACCTGACATAGTATCAGATGCTTGCTCGGTTGTCAACACATGTAGATATTTTCTGCTCAGCAAAAACAATGACTTTAACACCAAAAGTGTGTTTCAACAAGGGAGACGAACAGGTGCCTGTTGTGTTAAAACAAGGTGACATTTTCACAAGCACGTCTCAAGTGATTGGTCATGGTGTCAGCACTCAGGGTGTGATGGGTTCAGGTATCGCCAGGACTGTCAGAATCACCTATCCTAGTGTTTTTAGGGCGTATCGTGAGGCGTGTGAGGACGGCCGTCTATACGGAGGTCAATGTCTTCTAGTGGTTGCAGACGAGCACAAGGACGATGAGGTCAGAGTGATTGCCAACATTGCTTCACAGGTTTGTCCAGGGCCTTACGCCAAGTTGCATCTTCTTGCTGAAGGACTTGACAACATGTTCCTGCAGATGAAGCAACTCGGGTTATGCAGTGTGTCACTTCCCAGAATCGGCACCAATACTGGCGGTCTGAACTGGGACGAAGTATGGTACACAATCAGAGAAACTGCAAAGATGCATCCAGAGATTGATGTTGAGGTATGGGAACTTACGCCATCCATGTAGATAAAAGAGATTACTGTTGACGACAAAAACAAATCCTTCCTAAAAGGATATATTCTCAACTTATCTAATGGAATCGGATTCGCTGCTTTTTGTTGTGGTGGATCCGATTGTTTTTGTGTAGGCGTTCTTTCATTTGTGAGAGGGGACTCCAAAAGGTATAGGAATGTTAGATATACCAACGAGAAGTACTCTTTTCAGATGAGTTCTTCAATAAATGCTCTAACATGATTCTGACGACACTTGGAGATGATTGACTGATGACGAAGTACAGGCCCAAAGAGGGCGTTGTAGTGACAGAGTGTGACGGCAAGGTGATAGCCTGGTCTGATGGTGTCTTCACTGGTGATGAGACACTGGTCAGGTATGCTGGTCTTGCTGTGTCAACGAAGGCTGAGGTTCTGATTGAGGGCGTTCTGGAGATTGAGGCTGAGTCTGACACTGCTGTTGGTGCTCTTGCTGCCATGTTCATCTACTGTCCCGGTCGAACACATATTATGCAGTGTCCAGACTATGTTGAGTCATTGTTGATTGAGGCTCATTCCTTCTCTAGCAGCGACAACCCTTCTGCAATGAGCCCGAACGTGATTGTCAGGAACTCAAACTCAGAAGCAGACAACGACTCTCAGGAGGCTGAGTGACATGTGCAGATCCAAGGATCATGGTGGCAGGCGTTGCCCAAGTTGCTCACCTGAACGCAGGAGTGCCTACAGGAGGGCTCTCAAGGCCCGTAGGGACGCTGAAGCCGAGATTGCATCCACTATGGAAGAACAGGACTCAGAAGCGCTTGTAGAACCTCAGACAGCATCTGTCTACAACGCTGAGGACTTCTCTGGTGTCAAGGAACTGCTGAACGAGTTTCGACTGGATCCTGACTATCGTGAGGAGGTTGTCAAGGCGTTTGGCGGTGAGGCCGATTTTGCCAGACATGTTGGTAAGGTGATGGCTGATGAGGCGATGTCTCGAATCAGTTTTGATACTGAGGAGGAGAGGATTCGTTACAGGGATGACGTTGATGTCGCTAACGAGGACTATGAGGCTGCATTTGAGGAGATGGATGTCATCAACTCTCGTATTGACGCTATAACCGAGCAGGCCAGAGCAGAGGCCAAGGATGACCCGCATAACCCTGACTACCCAACGATTGAGCACAGGATTATGAGCAACCCTGAGCACAAGGAACTTCTTGAAGCCAGTCAGAGATACCTGGATACGGTGAACAACTTGGCTCCCGTCGTTACTGGGCAGACCTATCCCGAGAGAACTAAGAAACGTCTGGCTGAACTTGCTGACAGTTACAGAGAGGTTCTTTCAGAGGTTCGTACTATGGGCGGGTCTCATGCTTGGAGCAAGGAGAGTGATAAGGATGCTGTAACGACGTTCAACTCTGCTATTCAGGACTTTCCGTCCGAGTGGATTGAGGCATCAGCGTATTCAAATACTCCTCCTCCAATTGTCAGGATCTCAAAGGAAAGAGCCCACTACACTCATGAGATGATACTTGAGAAGAAGGAGATGGTTCCTCAGGTCACATACGTCTCATCTCTAGACAAGATCAGTACCAGTCCTGGTCTTGTACTGAATCGAGATGACAATGGGGATCCAGTGACTATGGAGATGTTTGATGAGAACGCTGACATGAGTTCTGGAGACATGTCCACATGGACGAAGACGGCTTACTCTGCGACAGTATGTGCTACAAGTACACCTATGCCTGGATCTTTTAGTGATGAGGACATGGAACGAAACAAGCCTAAAGGGAGAGGCTGGGAATTGCACCGTTACACAGACTATAGCGGTTCTGAAAAGGTTTGCTGGAGGCGACCCAAGAAGACGTCACAGGTAATCAGCAGATCTGTTCCTCTTCCACAGATTCTTACCTCTACCGATCATACTGAGATCATCCATGGAATGACTGATGCTGACTCAACCGCCAGACATGAGTTTGTTCACAGATCAGAGTACATGGTCAAAGGTCTGTCTGATGTAGAGAGGGAGTTCCTTGAGTCTCGTACTAGTGGAGAAAGTCTTTCCAGGATATATAAGGGTAAGGATGAGATGGGTTATAAGGATCACTTCGTACACCACTATATGGGAAAGATTTATAGAGACAAGGACAACTATGAGATCATGAGTACTGGTGTTGAGGGACTGTTCTGTGGTCGTTTTGGCGGCTTTATTGGGCTGAGCAATGACGGGATTCAGGATGAGGACATGAGGAACTTCGTTCTTGGTGTTCTGGCAAGCAAGTAGTCAGATGCGCTCAAAGTGTGACCATCTTCATACAGGAAGAACTTGACAGATAGAAGAAGATGAAGTATTTTAATCATGTCAGTTCGAGATGTTTTGGATTTCTATCTTGATCTGATAGCGTATGACTATTCCTGAGGATAAACCACATCTACTTTTATGGCAGTCTGGTTCTCCTTGGAATTCGTCGTGCCGCTTGTTGTCTGAAACCACTCCATGTGGTCCACCGCAGAAACCCTAGACTCTGCGGGGCACATCCTCACACTCACCTCCTTCTTAATTGGTATGGTAGTGTGAGCGTGATTATGAGTCTTTCTCTTCTGGTTCTGTGGCGCTTTTGGTGTCGGCCTGTTCTTCGTACCGGGGTGCTTGAGAGGCTTGGAGTGACATTTCGATCTACGAACACGTTTATTTGTAGCGTGCCTGTTCCGTGTCTGACAAGCCTTCTTGACGTTCGCTCGTTGGGCGATGTTCGCCGCAGCGTTCAGGTCACGATGGTGGGTAATACCGCATGTGTCACACACTGGACTGCTGTAGTTTCTCATGTTAAGGTCAGACTGACAGACATGACAACGCCTAGATGTATACGCCGCATTGACCTTCATCACTCTACCGCCGTCAGCCTCAACCATATCACGGGTACGCCTGTAGACCTCGCCACGGAACCAGCGGCCGTGCTTCATGGTGTTCTTGATGTGCGACAGGTCCTCAAAGGAGACAATGGCGTTACCATACTTCCATGAGACATCTGCTAGTTCCTGAGCAATGAGAATGCTTAACTCAAGTCTCCTGTTGGACAGGTGCTCTCTGTGAGAAACGGCTTCTTTGTCCTTACCTTTTCTCTTCAAAGAGGCGACTTGTGTTTGTCCTCTCTTTATCTTGTTGTGTAAGGATCTAGCGCGCTGGCCTAGTAAAGACTTCTCGACCACCTCTTTCTTCTCAGTATCCCAGACCACGTAAGCAGCAGAATTCGTCACACCAACATCTACTCCGATAACGTATCTTTCAGAGAACTCTGGTCTACCAGGATCA